CTGAGCGCGTCAATCTGCATCAGCAGATCGTCAGTGGCGTCCTGCATCGACTTGTCGAGCTCTTTGTTCTTGTCGAGAAGCTCCTGATCGTCTCGGCGGTCCTTGAGGAGTTGGATGGCCTCGGCCGCGTCGTAGTAGAGCCACAGGGCATCGGTGAGGTCGATCTCGGCATCGGCAAGAGCCTTCGTGATCAACTCGTCGAGCTTCTTGAGGTTCGTCTGCTCCTCACGCTCGGCGTTGTTGAAGCCCATCACCTTGAACTCGAACAAGAGCGAGTCCGTGAACTCCTCGATCTTGTCGATGGCCTTCTGCTGCTTCTTGTTGTACTCGTCGAGTCCAGCGGCGGCAGAACCCGCGACGTTCGGGGTCCGGCTCAGAATGTCCTGATTCGCCTTGATCCGAAGCCCGAGATCGTCGGCCTCTTTGCCGATCTTCTTGAGCCAGTCGCTCATCGACGTCCCACCACCGGCAATGGCCTGATCGAAGGTGGAGTTGAAGTCCTTGAGGAACGCGCCGAGCGTCTCACGCCAGTCGCGGATGGGACCGTCCTTGAAGTCCTTGGCGTTCTCCTCCATCGCGGCATTGAGCGCGGCACCGATCTCCAAGGCGCGATCAGCCTCCTGCTTGCCAAGCTTCTCCATCTCGCCTTCGAGGTCGATCGGAGTCAGAGCCGTGTTGATGTTGTTCTGCAGACCGCGAATCGCGGCAGACCCGTAGTCTGACTTGGTGAGATACTCAAGAGCGTCGGTAATCTGCAGAATCTCGGCGAGAACAGGTGTGATGAAAATGGTGTAGAGAAGATTCACCACCTCGACAAAGGCTGCCTTGAGGTAGAGAACGATGACGCTCCCGAGCCAATCAAACCAGTTCGCGGCCTGCTGCACAGCGGCGGCAAGCTGGTCTCCGAAGTTCCTGACGTCGATCGTGTTCTTGTAGAGCCAGTTGCCGAGACTGAACGAGGTCAGTGCGGTCAGGATCCCGATGATGAGGCCGAACGAGATCGCCAGAGGGGTCGAGGCCGCGACAGTGGCGATCATCGACTTCGCGATCCCGTAGAAGAACTCGGCCACGCCAATCGCAACCATGACCGTGAGAATCACCGAGAGAAGTCGGAATGCAGTGCCCAGCGCGTTCGTGAGGACCGTGTCCTGCTGCAAGATCAGGATGAGACCGCTGAGCCCGTACGCGAGCGTGTCGATGAACGTGGTCAAGGTCTTCACAGCACCGGCAAACCCGTTCGTGATGCCCAGCGACGCCGACACCTGACCGAAGAAGTTCGTGAACGAGTTGTACAGCGTGGTCAGGGCCTGACGCGGCGTGATGATCGACTTCGCGAACCGATCGGCCACCTCAACCCTCGCGTTCTTGAACGCCTGGATCATCACCTCGGTCGTGATCTTGCCCTCGGCGCCCAGCGTGCGCAGAGCGGCGCGGCTCGTGCCAAGCTCCTTCGCGATGATGTCGGCGACTCCGGGAAGCTGCTCGATCACGGCACGAAGCTCGTCCGCGCGGAGAGCGCCGCTGGCGAGACCCTGGCTCAACTGGATCAGACCAGCACTTGCCTCATTAGTCGTCGCACCGCCGATCTGAACGGCCTGATTCAGAGTCTCCGTGATGTCCAGAAGCTCCTGGTACGAGAGCTTCGCCTCGACCGTGGAAGTCGAGAGACGATTGAAGAGGTTCGCGTTGAGCTCGAGTTCGGTGCGGGTCCGCTGGCTCACATCGAACAACTTCTGCTGGATGGTAACGAGCTCCTCCTGATCTCGCGTCACCAGACGAAGACGGTTCTGCAGATTCGCGTACGCATCCACCTCGTCGAAGATCTTCTTGATCGCAAAGGCACTTCCGAGTGCTTGAAGGGATCGACGAAGGTACTCGACGTCTCGTCCGGCGCGCTGAGCGCCAGATGCGATGCCGCCAAGTCCCGACTGCACCTGGTTTGCACCAGTCTGAGCAAACTGGATGTCGACGCGGTTGACTTGGCTCACGAACGCACCTCCTGAACGAAGATGTTGCCTCCGCGAACAGAAGCCAGACCAGCGGCAATCGCACGCTCAATGAAGTAGGCACCAGCCTGCTGAGAACTCCCGGCATTCAGGCGTGCGATGTAGTCGACGTTGTTCGAGATGAACACCTCTCGCCCGTTCTTGTACTTCGCGAGCACGTTGGCAGCGTCGTAGATCGCGACGGCCGCGTTCCCAGCCTCCGAGATCCCGAGGTTCGACCCAGGAGCGTGAGCGGGGATCGTTCCGGAAGGAGCCTGACCGATCCCAACTCGCCAGTTCGAGCGGGCGAACCCCGTGTCCACGGGCGTCGCGAGGACGATCTCTTTGTGAACCGCCTTCACCTGCTTCACGAAGTGGGAATCCGCGCGGCGAGGAAAGTCCCTCGACATATTCGCGAACTTGATGGCGAAGTCCTTGAGGTTCACCGCTTGGTCTCCGCTTTGACCTTCTCACGATGGTACCGCAGGAAAGCAGAGTCCATCGCCCGAACGTGATCGACCATCAGCCCCCTGGTCACATCGTCCAGATCGAGCATGTCGCAGTACGTCCAGATCGCCACCATCGGGATCGGACCAATACCCATCCCGAACGAGCGGCAAGTCGAGAGGTCCATGAACGCCTCGTAGTAGAACTCGAGGCCGGGGAGCAGCGACGGCCTTTCCCGAAGGAACTTCGGCCACTGGTCCTCCGTGAGTTTCCGGTCCTCCACCTGCTTCTGCACGGCCTCAAAGTGCTCGCCGTGCTGAAGAATCCACAGGAGGACCTCGATCAGTTTCCCTGGTCGTTCGCCTTGCCAGCCTCGTCCCGGAAGATGCTCACATCGGCTGCGGCATCGCGGAGGATCGTGAAGAGGTCCGGCAGGTCGGTCAGGAGCTTCTTGGCGGCATCGCGGCTGTACGGGAGCGGCTGGCCATCAGGACCGGTCACGCCCTCCCAGCCGAGCACCACGGCGTCGCAGAAAGCATTCAGGAGAACCGCGTTCGCTACCTCGTCCGAGAGCGTCCCCTGCTGGAACGCGCGACGGTGCGGGCGCATCCCCGATTCGAGTGACTTCTGGTACCGCTTGTTCGACCCGCCTGCCCGCGCGAGACGAAACTTCCCGCTCTCCCCCAGGTCGACGATGACGCCTTCCTGCTCACGACTCTCGTTGCGACCAAACGCCTGATAGGTGCCCATGTGGATCTCCTGGTGGTCGCGTACATGCTAGCACCAAGTGACCGTCCCGTCTCCGTTCAGGAAATAGTGGGACTTGCACCCGCCAAGGTGATTCACACTCGGATTGATCAGACGCCCCTCGGAGCGAGCATCCCACAGATGAAGACCCGCATCCTGCGGATGCTGCCCGACCTTCCGACGCTGACGAGAGTTTGTGCAGCGAAGCATCACCACCATCCCGCACCCACACGGGCACGAGTATCGAACCGCCTCGACCTCGCCATCTCGCATGAGGTACTCGAACGGAGCGGTGTCGCCCTCTTGCGCGACAGAAAGACGCTCCTGATCCTCTTCGAGGTTGTAGGGGACCTCGCGAGTGATGTACCTCTTGATCCGAACGCGATCGCTCACGACGCAGCCGCCGTGGGCAGATAGTCGTAGAACACAAAGAACGCGGTGTGGTCCATGTTCGCGTCGTACTTCGCGCCAGTTCCGGCGTCAGCGGTCAGCGGCAGCATCACGGGCTGGTCCTGCTCGACCTTCGCGCGAGCATCGCCGAGGGCGATCATCGGGATGTCGACCGAAATGCCGGTGTTCTCCTTCGACAACTGGAAGTCGAGCGTCACATCGACGTTGTTGCGGACCGCAGTCACCGCCGTCACCGTCGTGAAGTAGGCGGTCATCGATCCCGAGACCTCGAACTGGCCCACAGAGACGTCGAACCCGCCAAGAACACCCACGGCCTTGTTCACCGTCGCGTTGTTCTTGATCGTGAGCTTGAGGTCGGTCACGTACGCGAAGAGATCCGTGGGTGCCTCGTCTGCGGTATCCGTCTGTGCGAGACGGATCCGAACAACGTCACTCGAGGTGTTGAAGGCACTCGCCTCCGTGATCGAGGGCCGCGTTCCGCTCTTCACGCCGATCGCGCCGGTCCTCTGCTCGTTGTCGATCGCGACAAACGCACAGTCCATCGTCACCTTGTCTGCGGTCTGAACGTTGATCCCGAGCTCGTTCGCGACAGCACCGACGAGATACTCAGACTGGATCTCAGAAGGCAGCGCATCGTCGGGTGCACCGAGAGTCCGCTCGATCTGGAAGGTGCGTCGAACGATGCTGCTGCCGGTCTCGTTCTTGAGGCAGCGGCCGAAGAACAGTTGGACCGTGAGACCGGTGCCGGTCTCGTTCACCATGTCGCTCGCGCTCTTGTCGAACACGATCGTGGTAGCAGTCACCGACTTCACTCGCTTGAACCCGTTGTTGGCGGCGTTCACGAACTTCGTGCCAGCGGCGTCGCCGCCGACGTAGATGAACTCGCCAGGGATCAAGCCGAACTGGGTGAAGTCCTTCGAGCCAGACGCGCGAGTCAGCGTCGCGAACGCGCCTGTCGTCGTAATGTCCACCTCGCCGGACCCAAACTGGAACCCGACACAGACCAGCGAGCCCACGCCAGCGGCCGGACTCTCGTTCACGAGGTTCTGACTCACCGTGATCTTGCCAGCAGCAGCGGTGACGACGTTCTTGAGACCATTGTTCGAGGAGTCCGTGAACCCGGCCGCGAACACGAGATCGCCAGCGCGAAAGACGTCGAGTCCAGACGCGGCGTTGTACGAGTCGTCGGCAGTGGCGATCGAGGTGATGTCGCCGCTGGTCACACCAAACTCAGCCTTGCGCCGGTAGCTGGCGAAGAAGAAGCCCTGGGCCACCGTGTCTGCGAAGTTCGTCTGCGTCAGGTCCATGTTGAACCCGCCGCTCGCATCGAGATCCGTGGTGACGCCCTTCTTCCGCTGGCGACCGGCGTTGATGGGGTTGCGAGCCACAGTCTTGATCTGACCGCCGAAGTCGCTGTACGTGTTCGGCTCAAGCGGCGTCCAGACCGGAGACCCGGGCAGAACGCTGATGGAAGCCTCCTCAGCAATGCGGAGGCCAGAGATGTTCGAGTCGATCTTGCGGACGGCAGTCATGGGAAGCTCCTCACCTGATCTCGTCGTACTCGAAATCGGCCAGAACGTCGGTTCGCCACCAGGATCCTTCGAGACCCTGCTCAATAGTACGGGCGTTCCTGAACCAGACGCCACCCGAGGTCGTCTTGCCCTCCACCCCGTTTCGGAACGCCGACGACAGCGAGTCTGCCAGAGACAGACCGGACGACGCGGGGGTGAACAACGCCATAACAAGGAACCCGGTCGAGGTGTACCTGCGGGTCGCGTCGGCACCGGCCAGATTCGCCTGACGACGCCCCACGTGACGAAGGCCAATCCGAACCCACGACTTCACCGGGTTGTCGGCGGGCTTGTCTGCCGCCATCCCCTCCCACACCACCGAAACGCTGTTGGCATCCGCCACAGCTTTCGCGAGGGCGAGAATCTGGTCTCGGGCTTGTGCGATCGTTGCAGGCATCGTCAGCGGCTCAGGTGCATAACGTGAAGCAGGGTCGTTGTCCCGGGCTCGTACGTGTCAACGCGAAGAACTCGAAGCCTCGTGCCATCGGCAAGTTGAAGGTACGTCGTGTCGCGGACGTCGTAGGTGTTGTCGGGGTAGACGTACGCGATGTGCGTGGCGTTCAGAAGCTGGACAGTTTGGGGCGTGATGATCGACTCTTGAACAGGCACCACCACGCCAATCGTCGTAAAAGTCACCTCAGTAGCGTTCGGACCCTGCCAAGGCTTCGTGACGTCAGCGCCAGCGCGATTCTGCTTGACCAAAGTGACAGACTTCCCGAAGTCCGTGATCAGGTCAACTGCACTCTGAGCAAGCTCGGCATAGTCGAAAGCCACCGAACCTCCTCACCGAACAACGCTGGTTGGGACACCGGGAAGGGCAGAGCCGGTCTTGGTCGATCCGTCGCCGTAGATGTAGTACGCCATGACGCGAGCCCAAAAGAGGTCGTACCCCGCGCGGCTGAGATGGATCGCATCAGTCAGGTCGGATCCGAGGCCAGTCCCAAGGAAGATGGCCGTGCAGACTTTCTGACTCTCGACGATCACGAACCCCTCGTACCGAGAGAGGAAGTTGAACGCACTCTCCACGTACTCGTTGAAGCGGTACTCCTTCTGCTGATCCGCAGTCGCGGAAACTCCGGAGACGTTCTCTTCTCGGCCAATCGCGAGAGAGGTGTTCGTGACCGGCGTGGGTCGAACCCACCAGTACTGAAACTCGCTCGTCTTCCCACCAGCAGCAAGCCAGCACTTCTGCTTGAGCTTGTAGTCGAACAGAAGCCAGCCGCAGAACCCCTTGGGATCCATGGCGCTGTATCCCTGACGAGTCGCAGCACCATTCGAGTGAGCGACAGGCACAGTCCCGAGATACCCGCGCGTGCATCCGGTCAGATCGTTTCCGGAGATCCCGGTGTAGAGGATGCACTCGTCCTCGATCCACAGAATGTCGTTGGCAGCAGTAAGACCAGTCGTGCTGGTCAGCGTGATCGTGGTGTCGGAGTTGGTCAGAGACTCGTTGAGCGTGGTCGAGACCTTGATCGTCCATGGCTCAAGCGGATCGGGCGGACAGCAAAGCGACCCGCTCGTCTCATTGTGGCCCCAGCAGTTCAGGAACACCATCATCACCGGATTCCCGTTGCCACCAAGAGCAGCGGTGTTCATCGTGCGGTAGAGGGAGAGACGGTTCACGAGCGCGCGATCGAACTCGCAAACGCCCTGAACGGAGTCGTACTCGCGCAGATCCGCATAGAGATCAGCAAGACGCTTTCCACCTTGGCTGATGCCAGGAGCGACAACCCAGCCTCCGGGAACGCTCTTGTTGAAGCAACTCACGTACAGAAGCGCGCACGGTCCAATCGGACCAAACCCGTTCGTGTTCACGCATCCGGTCACCGCAGTCTTGGTCACACGCGAACTGCTCGACGGCAGGTTCACATCGTCCCGCATCAGCGTGCCGATCGGCTGGCCAGTGACAGCCGTGTCGCCGGGAGTCGTCACATCAGTCACGGTAGAGTCGAGGTTCGTCGGGTTGTCCTGAACCGCGAACTTCTGGCGGAACGAGGCCGTGGTCACAGAACCAGCATTGAGGCTCCTCCACCACACGGACCCCACGAGGTTCGCACCGCAGTTCAACCCGCTCGACGGGAAGAACAGCCCGGTCACGTTCGCGCCGTTGTCCATGATCGCGACACGAGTCCCGTTCGCGTGAGATGCGGCAGCGGTAAACGGACCAGATCCACTTAGGTTTCCGCGCGTCACACCGGTGATCACGCCAGTGCCGGGAGTCAGGTTCGCACCGCTGCACAGAATGCACTCGTTCTCGATCCGAAGACGGATGTTGTTGGACCCGGTCGTCGGAAGCATCGCGGCCAGAGTCGTGTCAATCGTGATGGTGGTCACGACGTTGTCGATGGCTCCGTTCAGAGTGCCCTCGCCCATGAACCCAATCTGTGGACCGCCCCAGGAGTTCCGAAGACCAATCTGCAGGCCGTACTGCTTGAACGTGTCGGGGTACGCCTCGGAAGAACCGCCGCGAAGGCTGCGGTACGCGCCAACCTTCACAGACACGTTCGTGCGACGACGCGCGTTCGGAACGCCAAACCCCTCCTGGTACGACTCAGAACTGTTCGCTCCAACGAGGATCCCGGCGCAGTTGCACATCTTGATCATCGCGGTGTGCCAGCCGCCAGAATGGCCGAAGCCGTCGCGGAACGCGGTGCTGTCTCCCCACGCCTCACCAACCACGCGACCCGTGTTGTTGGCGTAATCCACAGCAGTCTTGATGGTGTTGTTCATGATTCAGGCCCTCAGAACACTGCGACCCGTGAGGACGAGTTCTCGAAGTCGGTTGTCGACGATCGGGTACGGGGTGAACGAGACGAAACTCCCAGCCTGAGAATACTGCTTGCTCACGGAGATCGGCCCGACCGTCTTGGTCTCTGACTGAACATTCCTCCCGCTCGAGTCAGCGACAGGATCCGGCGTCAGAGACTTCGACAGCGCTCGCAGCGCGTACTCGGCAACGGCCTCCATAACCTCGGCAGGAACCATGGAAGAGGCCGTGCGACCATCCCAGTAGAACGCATTGGTACGAGGCCACTCCATCGACTGAGTGACCTGCAGACGCATCCCGATGAAGCCAAACCGCGTGTCGAGATAGTCGCTCGCACGCACAATCGCCTGCTCAATCAGGGTGTCGCTGTACCCGTAGTACGAGTTTCCTCGATCATCGTGGTAGGCCTTGAATGCGGCCACCGAGAGGTACGCGTTCGCGTCGCTCAGTCCCGCGCCTGTCTCGACGACGAACGCCATGCTCCCTCCGAATCAGCCAATGAAGGTTCGACTCCCGGCGATCTTCGGAGCGACAATGACAGGACTCGGCATGCTCGTCGCCTTCGAGGTCACGCGCCGCGAAGATGGGGACGGGTTCAGCACGTTGTCGTACGGGTACACGCCAGTCAACTGACGCAGAAGGGCCTTGTCACCCTCGTTGGACAACTGACCTGCGATCGCGGGATTCGAGACCCCTTGGGACACTTCTTGCTGCGGGATACCGGGCATGACACCCTCCTAAGCCCCGAAGGGCACCGGGTCCTCAGCGGACGGTGCCCTTCGAGACAGTTCGCGGACTGTTCTGCTTCTGCGGGTCGAAATCAGCCCCTCCGCTTGCCGCGCGACTGGGCGTGCCCATGGCCGTGCTCGTCCCGAACGGGCTGGTGCTCCCCGACCGGTTGTTCATCGACCCCGTGATCGGAGACTCCGGCGCCTGCGTCGGAGAGTTTCGGATGCTCTTCTTGCCCATCCCGTTGCTCTCCGGGTTGCCCGGACTCGTGCTGCTGATCGGAGGGTTGCTGCTGCTCATGTTCGTGTTCCTTCCAGCCCTCAGCCTTTGCCCCCTCCACCTGCTCGGGCTTGAAGGAGCCGGGGGAGCCTTTCTTCCACAGGATCGTCTCAGACATTGGCTGCTCCTGGAAGGGCCCCGAGCCGGTTCGCCGGGGAGTGAACCGGCCCGGGAGCCCATTGGGGGGTTCAGGATCAGATGTTCTTGATGATCTGAGCAGCCAGTCGGCCGTCGACCATCTCAGCACCGCAAAGGATGTCCAGAGAGAGCACATCGCTCTTGAGATTGCGGTCGTAGTCGAACACCGCACGCATGGACAGGTTGCTCGCCGGGTCCTGAATGTACGCGGCGGGCGTGCCAACGGGCAGGTCCAGCGGGACCGCGACGAAGGCAAACGCATCCGGGTGGAAGAGGCAGCCGTGGTTCTGACGGGTGTTCCCGCCACCGTCGTACACGGTGATGGTCGCATTGTCAGCGACGTCCTCGCGGAGAGGCTCGTGAATCGTGAACGTGCCAGCGGAGCCGGACGAGGTGACGGCCACCGCACCGATCACGCCAGAACCACCAGGACCACTGACCACGCAGTCTTGATACGCGCCGGAAGAACCAGAGAGGAAGATCCGGACGATGTCGCCGACCTTGAGGGTGTGGGCAGCGCCGGAGGCGGTGTCGTACGGGATCGACGTAGTGCCCTTCACCAGGGAGGCGCTGTTCGTCAGGGCACCGGTCATGGTGCCGCTGGTGAACGTGGTGATGTCCACGTTCTGGCCCATGTACAGATCGAAGTTCATGATCGGGCCGACGCGGGCCGCGCGGAGCGCAGAGTCGTCGCCGCTCTTGTCCACGCCGACGAACGCATCCTGACCGAGGATCACGGCCTTCTGTGTGGTGCTGACGATACCGACGCGGGGGTTCAGCGGGACCTTGAGATCGTTCAGGGTCTTGTCGCACAGAGCCCAGTCGCCGATGGTCGTCGGGATGGTGCCGGGGCCGGAACCGAACTCGGAAGGACCGGCGCAGTTGGGGACGCGGAACAGCTTCGTGAGACCGTACTGGTCGATCTTCTCGCCCATCTGCACCATGCGGGGCGCGAGCACCTGCTCGGAGAAGTCAACGAGTGACATGGTCCGCTCGCGGTCCGTGATCTTGATGGTCGCGTCGAAGTGCTTCTCAAGAGTGAGCGGCATGCTCGTCTCTTGGATGTCGCGAACGGTCACGGTCGAGCCGTTGTACTCGTCCACGACGCCGGTGGACCGGCGACGAATCCGAATCGTCTCGCCGACCTTCGCGCCGCCATTCAGATCAGTCTCGTACCGACGAGAGAACAGGCGCTGAGTGACGAGGTTGCTCTGCAGGAGGACAAGAGCCTCGCGAGCGATGATGGACGGGGTGAGAAAGATGTTTGCCATGGCAGACTGCTCCGGGTGATCACACTTGCGTCGAAGTACGCGATCTCACGCCGGGCAGCCCACAGGACCGTTCCCGTCAGCGGTCGATTCGACCAGCCCAGCCAGTCGAAAGACCCTGCTTCTTCCGGTACTCCTTGTACTCGGACATCGACATCTTACCAACGGCGGCGTCAGAAATCTCGCCACCGCGCCCCCCAAGACCGCCCTCGGCACCAGCCCCCCTGCTTCCGGGGAACCAGTGGCGGGCCTTGTCCTTCATCTCGTCCATCCACTCGGCAGCCGTCTTCGGACCGGCACCGTCCTTGCCAGCGAGAACCTCGCCGTCAGGCCCCTTGATGTGAACGCCGCGATTCTGGTCGAAGCTGAACACGCTTCGACCGCGCAGCAGCACATCGTCGATCGCCGACTCCACCACTCCAGCCTTTGTCGCGGCCTGCAGAACAGCCGACTCAATCTCCCGCTGGGCGTACGCGCCACGCGCAGCATCGCGATCACGCTCGGCGTCCTCGCGAGCCTTCTTCTCGTTCAGGAGCTTGGTCTCGAGGTCCTTCTTGAGAGACGCGGCACGCCGCTCGAACCACTCGTCGTGCTTCCCCTCGGCCAGTAGCTTGTTCGTCTCGTCCTTCATCAGACGCTCTCGCATCTCGAACACCTGCTTGGCGCCATCGGCACCTCCAAGCTGCTCGATGATCGGAGAAATCTGATCAAGCTGCTGCTTGAGACGACGCTTCTCTTCCAGAACCTCGTCCCGGTTCGACTTGAGCGCCGCAGTCGCAGTCGCCACAGCCGCGTCGATCCGCTTCTGAATGTCGTCTCCGCCACCGCCGCCGCCACCACCACCGCCACCGCCACCATCACCCTCAGGACGATCAAACTTCGCTGTGAGCGGAAGTCCGCTGAAAGAAACCAGAGACAGAGGGCTGAACGGCGAACGACGGTTCCGCATTGTAGGCTCCTGCCTGGGCCGACTCAGTCGGCTACCTGACCCCGGCTCGCCGGAATGCTTCGGCATCCAGACGTCGCAGGTCTGCGACAGTGTAGCGGCCTCCCCGGTAGTCTGTAAAGCGGTCAAGAGAAAGACCGCCATCCCTGAACAGAGAAGCCCTCGTCTCCCCAAGGATCTCGGCCTGGAACCACCTCGGCTGCCTCGCGAGCCAGGACTCGTAGGTCGCACGCGCGGGAGTAGCCCCCACCATCTCGGCAGCCCAAGCCGATCGGACCTCAGCCACGCTCAACCCCTTCTCGTCCGCGATCGCCGCAAAGTCGATCTCCCGCTCAACCTTCCCCCGGATATCCGTCACCTTGTCCAGATCCCCAACCACTCCGTCAGGGGAGAGAACTGCCACCATGATGCTTCGGCAGTTCGGGTGCGCGGGAGGACGAGCATCGGGAGGATCGAGCCTCTTTCCAGACACCGAGGCGGGAATCCTCTGTCCGGGCAGAGGAGCGATTCGACCATCCCGCTCAGCACAGATCAGACTCGTCCTGCTGTCGAGAACCGAGGTCCACCTCAACGCCTGGATCACATCGCTGTTCTCAGAGAAGAACGTCTCGCGGGCCGAGTTCGTGAAGTGAGACGCAGACGTCCTCGCCAGCGCGTCGACCTGACGGTGCGCGAACGGCAAAACGGTCGAGATCAGTCGATTCACCAAGTCGCTCGCCGACACACCCATCGTGAACGCCGCTCGCAACTCAGTCGCCAGACGAACGGTGTCCGTGGCCCTGAACCCGCGAACCCACTCCTCGAACGTGCGTCCGGAGTACGGAGCCGACTTCGCGATCGCGTACGCGCCAGTCGGCAACTTCGAGATCGAGAACTCCTTGAGCCCCACAGAAGAGACAATCGAAAGCTGCTGGAACTGCAACTCTGCCGCGACAAGATCTCGCAACTCGGACCGGAGTTTCGTCGCCACCAGCGCGACAGCTTCCGATCGAATCGTGCCGGTCGTCTTGAGCAGAGACTCGAGACGGGAGATCCTTCGGCGTGCTGTCTTCTGACCATTCCTCCGGAGATCATCAAAGGCATCGCGAACAGCAGCGATAAACAGACGATCCGATCCGGAGAACTCGCTCAGGGACCTCTCAGCGATCCCGGAGTAGAGGCGATTCAAGTACACGGCGTGCCGCACCTGCGCGTCGAACAGCCTCGTTGCGGCGTCTGCCATGCTCATTCACTCGCAGTGTCTCCACCATCAGGAGAATCTTCCCCATCGGGGGCATCCGTGCCCCCTCCAGAGGCATCCTTGCCATTGCTCTTGTCGTTCTGCTTGTTCGGATTTGCGGGGTCCACGGGCTCTGGCTTCACGATCGCGGCAAGCCTCGCAGACTCTTCCTCGATCGCAGCAATCTCGTCCTCGAACGACTTCTGCGTGAGACTGCCGCGACGCATCAACTCGTGCATCGTCGCGTACGACATGGGCGCTCCGCTGTTCTTCGCGGTGACAAGCTCCATGAGCTCTTGGCTCGTCATCGTGGGCTCGGCAAAGTCCGTGTCAGGCGAGAACTCAGCATCCTCGCCATCGCCACCACTGATGTGAACCACCTGCTGCAGCACGTTCTCGAACTGCTGACCGAGATTCGTGATGATGTTCCGCAGAGTCACCTGCTGGGCCATCTGCCTCTGACGCAGAGCCTCTCCGCTCTCAGGAGCGGTCTTGTCAGTCGCGAGCAGCTTCCCGCCCTCCATGTCGAACCGAGCATACTCGTCCTGAATCGCGACTCGCATCAGAGGAATGCCATTCCCGTCGATGTCGAGGTAGTACGCCTTCGCCTGCGAGTCGGGGAACGTCCAGATCCCCTCGCCTCCGATCTTCTGCGGAGCATCCTCGGGCGAGATCCCAGCAATGCAGATCTGCGGATCGCCCTTCACGTACAGGGCGCGGTTGTAGTCGGCCGTCTTGCGGTAAATCGCGTACGCGCGACGAGCCAGCGGAAGCATCGGGATAGGGCCGTACGAAAAGCCGGACTCCACAGCGTTCAGCGGGTAGAACGGGATGAAGTCGAGCGTCCTTCCAGACACCTTGATCGTGACCCAGCCCGACGCATCGGATCCCTCCTGCGGGACCACAACGAACTTCGGAGTCTTGTCGTCCGCGCCCTCTGTCTCCTCCCAAAGACGAGCCTGATACACGCCGTTGTTCAGACGAAGCTCGCGGTACCGAACCACGCACTCGGTCACGAAAGAGTCGTCGTCGAACTCCTCGTACAACTCGCGGAGAACCACGAACTCGGCGCCGCCGCCATCTCGACGCATCCGCTCCTTCCAGTTCCGAATGCTCTCGATCGCGTACGGAACCAGACGGAGTTTCGAGTCCGAAGCATCGACGTCGATCAAGAGCCCGAGACGACCCGTGGAGAGAACCTCCTCGGTCACCAGCGACCACAGACGTTCGAGAGTCGACCCGTCCGGGCAGGCCATCTCACGAAGGTACTCGAACGACGATGGCAGAAGGCAGACGGGCGGACGAGCATGAACGACTCCCTGGAACCCGGCCAGCGCGGGCTCGACCACCTCAGGGAACTCTGCGAAGCTCAGGTAGAACGAGTACGGGTCGCTGCCAACACGCTTCCCGCTCTCGATGAGATCGCCAATCATTGTCGGCATGCCGGGGGGAACAGGCAGGTAGGACGGACCAGCAGCCTTCACCGCGACTTCGCCCGTGATCGCATCTCGCATGAGTTGCCACGTACTCGCGTACTTGGCGTAGTCGGCATGTGTGCTGTCGATCGGCATTGTGGAGCCCTTCGCTGAGTCTAGTCACTTCGGCAGACGACGCTCGGTCTCGATCGCCTTGAGTTCAGACTCGGCAGACTTCATCCTCGCGGATAGGTCACCAACCGTGGTCTTGAGGTACTCGAGCTCAAACTGGAACTTCCGAGACTGATCGCCGATCGCCTTCACCTGCTCCTCGATGCGACCAACCGCCTGATTCAGAGCAGACACGCCAGACATCTGCCCGCTCTGCATGGACTCGATCTGCTGGTCGATCTTGACCAAGCTCTCCTTGAGGAAAGCGAGTTGCATGTCATTGGCTGACGGAGAACGCTTGTCGTTCGCGAAGCCGCCAGCCATCACCTGATAGGTCAGTAGCGTCAGGATGACGCCGATCGCCCCGTAGGGCCCCCACTCTTTGAGAGTGTTCGGTACAGAAGGTGTACTCACGTGGTGATTCCAAGGCAGTCATTCATCACGCGGTTGTAGTACGCGGCGTGCGCGGCTGCTCGGCACGCATCACTCGAACAACTGGCGCACTCTGACAAGAACGCCGCCCACTGCGCGACCTCGCACGCGATCTGCCACTCTGTCCACTCGCCTTCCTCGCCAACAAGTCGAGGATAGGTATTGCACGCTGCCATTGGCTTGCCCCTTTCTTTCCCCGACTTGCTGCGATTGTGCCCCATGACTCACCGAAGCCCATCTTCGCGACGAACCTGAGAGATCACAGCCTCTTCATCGGTCGTCAAGTGCGACGAGATGAAGCCCTTCAACCGCTCCCACATCTCGGGAGGAACCTGCGTAACCGATGGATCCTGAGCCATCCGCTTGAAGTCGCTGATCCCGGCCGCGACAGATCGAAGCGCGTTCATCGCACGCTCGCCAGAGTCGGCCTTGTCCGACACCTTGCGGTGCTGGTACTCGCGGTAGAGCAGCAGCGACACCGCGATCGCGACTCCTGCCGCCACCAGAATGAGCGACAGAACAGGGAAGAGAGCCGCGCAGATGAAGCACACTCCAACCCCGCCAATCACAGCCGTCGCCTTGATCGGGACTGCAACCGGGAACGCAGGAGGACGAACGAACATCGAACCGGCTGCGAGAAGGCAGCAGAAAATGCCGACCCACAGAAGCGGGTTCTTCCACAGAGACGATCCACCGATCACCTGCGTGTTCGCGTCCGTGTCGCCGCCAGCAGCACTCCCCTTCATCCCGAGAGACGCCTGCGGAGACGTCGAGGAGAAGTCGCTGACAATCTTCTCGCCATGAGCGCGGAGAGATGCACCCTGACCAGTCGCCTCTTCCTCGACAGTCAGACTGCCGCCGTCTCGAGTCCTCGTCGTCTCAAGCGTGATCGTCGCGCCGGGAGGAAGACCAAGCGCCTGACGAATCACCTCCTGCTGCTCGGCAGTCAGCGTTGAGGTGGGCTGGGCTGCTGGTTGGACTCCGAAGCAGAAGGAACCGATGGCGAGGCAGGCGAAGACGGAGAGGTATCGCATGGCTTCTCCTTGATGACCCTCAGACGGTAGGTTACCGGCTGAGCAGGCGCGGTGGTCACAGAAAGTCGCGTGACCTCTGTTTCGGTTGGACGACGCTCGTTGGACTTCGACTTGACGCTGGACCGAGAGGCATCCACCTCCGTCGTCGCAGGAGTGGCGCACCCAGCCATCAGCAGAATCGACGCAAAGCAGAACAGCCTCATGGTCGGCCTCCTGAGCGGATTGTAACAGCAACCATCAGCGACGCTGCCACCGACTGAGCCTAACAACTCCCGCCCGGCTGCGCCTCCACTCCACATGCCGCATCTGGTTCGCGATCGCCCACTTCGAGATCGTGTCGTCGTGGCAGCCGGGGTCGGCCCCAAAGTTGCCATCGGCTTGAAGCCGGAACGTCATGCACTCTGCGAGAAAGTGACGGTCCATGACCCGTTCGAGTGCCCCATCAGACTCCATCCACTCGCGAAGACCCTCGAGGACCACCGGGCGCGTGATCACGTTCGTCGACCAGCCCGCGCGCGTCACCCGATTCTCCTCGGGAGACCGGTACGTTGGGGCCGTCCCGTGGTAGTACAGGGATCCACCCTGGTGATGGGACTTCTCGAGGCCAAGGTCGATGACCTTCTGGATGACGGCGTGACCGTGGTTCTCCCGCTCGATCCCCACCAGCGCGTCGTTGTACTTCTTCGACAGACGAACGACCTGCTCGGCCAGCACGCGTGGATTGAAGATCCCGTGGGTCGCGTACACCTGCTTCCCAGTGTCTCGACGGATGATCCCGAGACCGCACGGATCGCACCCGGGCAGACCCTCGGAGGTGTCCACACCCATCCCGTACAACACGCCCTGCTTCGGAGGCTCCCACTCGACCTCGTAGCCTCCGGGAACGACCCTGGCGTTCGCGGGCATCATCCCGCCAGCGGGATGCTCGATCATCTCTTCCTGACGGCAGAAGTCCCTCAGACGAAGAACGATCTGCGGGTCAAAGAACGGCGTACCGCTGATGAGCCAGCAAGTCTCGTCGTCCTCCGGGTACTCCTGAGCGAACATCCTGCGGAGCTCGCGCTTCTTCCGGCGACGCCACTTCAACTGGCCCGGGTCGAGACCGTGCTTCTCCACGAGACGCTTCTCGTCATCGTCCATCGACTTGACGATCTCGTTTGCCTCGTCCTCGTCTGCGACCTTATCGCGGTTGGTGTGGTCCACGAACCACGGCAGGAAGATCGCGGTCCAGTCGTTCTTCCCGAGCTTCGCGTCCGCGTACATCTCCCTGAACATCTCGCTGCCATTCGGCGTGGTCTCCAAGACCATCTCGCCATGCGAAGCGGCCTCAGAAAGACCGGTCAGGATGTCCCGCTGCTTGATGGTCTGGTTGAACCCGAGACACGACCACGCGACCTCTGACCAGTGCACGCGGCTCAGAGTGTCTCCGCGACCCACGCCTCGGCCAGCGGCAGTGCCGACGTAGAACAGCGAGTTCAGTGCAGGGAACTCGAGCTTGTACTGGTTCCCGATGCCCTTGATCTGCGGAGCCTCCGGATCTCGCTGGTGCATCAGCACGGGGATGCGAAAGATGCGTGCCGTCGTCTCTCCGTCCTGAGCCAGCGTCATCACGTTGATGTTGCGGTTCCTGCTCGCCATCGCGTACGACAGGCCCTGCTCGATCGTCGTGAAGCCTCCTCGGCGGTACTTCAAGAGCAAGTACCTCGGCGGCTTGCCACGCTCCACCGCCGCTCGCTTCGTCTCGAGGTACTTGATCTGGATTGGACGAAGCTCGAACGGAACCACGCGGTTGTCCACGGTCCGGATCTGCAGGTTCCGCTTGGCGAAGTCGATGAACGACTCGTCCTTCCTCGCAGGCAGCTTGGCCGCGATGCTCGCCCTCAACTGCCGCAGCATCTCAGAGCCGTCTGCCACGTCAAGACTCCTTGGCGGCGACGTCGATCACGTCCCCGTAATCGACCGTGGACTTCGTCCCAAGCTGCTTCTGCTCCATCTCCCCGATCGCATCGTCCAAGACCTTGAGAACGCGAGGCGCAGCCTCCTCGGGGATGACCTTGCTGATCCGATCCACGATCACGCCGAACTGCACCCGCATCTCGTTGATGTCAACCTGCAGCCGCTTCGGCTCCTCGTACCCCATCAACCTCGCGTGGAACACCATCAGGCGGATCATGCGGTCCATCGCTTGAAGGTCGAGCGGCGCCTGCGGGTCGTTCGGCATCGCCTTGAGCCAGAGGCGATTGATCATCGCCTCGGTCCGAGTGTGGGCAACGTGCCGAAGGTCAGCAGCCTTCTCGGCTGTCTCGGCACGAAGGGCTCGGATCTCCCGCATCACCAGCTTCCACGCCGCCTGCTTGGTGATGTTGAGGGCCTTGCCAATCTTCGAGAACGAGAACCCGGCAGCGCGTAGCTGCAGAGCCTTGTCTCGACGCTCAGCCAACTGGGGGTCGTTGTCGGGGGTGTGGTTCTTCCCCTTGTCGCCTGGACCGACGCCGATCTTTGACTCGTCGTACTCCATGAACGTCCTTCCCAGCGTCAACCCATGCTTGAGGTCACTCGCCACATGGTAGTCGCGCCCCTGCGACCGCGCCTTCCAAATGGCCTATTTGCCCATCAAGCACTCCACTCCGAGGCCGTGGTTCACGCGATTCCGGGCCGTCAACCAGCCGCGACAATCTCGCGGCAGAGCTCCAGAAGCTTCTCGGCAGGCTCGTCCCCAAGGACGTCACGGACGTTCTCGGCCTCCTCGCCAGTGAACACGAAGTTCATCCGGAACGGCTGCTCAAACGCTGCGCCGATCCGCCCGCGCTCAAGCTCGGAAGTCGCCGCTTCGAGCTTCTCCTTTCGCTCGACGACCTGAGCAGCCGCAGCCTTGGTCATGGCGAACGCGTTCGTCCCCATGTCCCCCTCCTGCTTCGGCAACTCGACCAGCTTCGTGCTCGCCTTCTCGTCCTTGGCGATGTCGCCCTGGGCCGCGTCGCCGCGCTCGGGAGTCCACGCGTTCGCAAACTCCTCGCCCGCCAGCGCCTCGGCAGCAGGGATCTCGTCCAGAAGCTCGTTCAACTCCGCGTCCGAGATCATCAGCGAATCCTGCGCCCACTCGATCGCTCCGAGTTGTTGCAGGTCCTTGAGGACCTCGGTCGAAAGCTCGATGTCCTCAGATCCGCGAGCCCGGTTGTGACGCAGAGTCGCAATCCGCATCTGCTCGTCGGTCATGTCGACGAACACCACGGGGATCTGAGTCATCCCGAGATTCCGAGCCACTCGCCAGCGGTGCTCGCCGTCGACGATCTGCTTGCTCGATCGGTGAACGATGACCGGCTGCGTGAACCCGTCCTCCTGAATGCTCCTGGTCAAAAGCTCGAGGGTCGCAGGATCCTGCCTGTTCGGGTTGTAGGTGTTCGGCTTCACCGAGTCTGTCGGAACGTACTCGATGTTCAGCTTCTTGAGCCTGACCGCGTTCTTCTGGACCTGACTCAGACCGCGCTTCGCGATCTTGTCGGTCACCAGAGCAGCGGTCGCCTCCGGACTCGTGTTCGTCTCGACACGAGCCTCTCCTCCAAGGGCGTCTGATTCGTTCTTCACGGCTGATGACTCCTGTCCCGGCAGATCTGCAGCAGCTTCTCGACCGGCTTGTTCCCGAGCGCCTTTCGCACAACCCCAGCCTCCTCGCCAGTGAACACCAGACGAAGGCGGTACACGCTGGTGTCCTTCTCGATCTTCTTCCGCTCCTGCTCGTTCTTCGCGTCTCGAAGACGCGTCTCCCTCGCGCGGATCACATCCTGCACACTGGTCGTCTGATGCTCCTCGACGACGCCGCCTTCCTTCCGAACGAGATCCTTGAGCGTGTCCTGGTCCGCGTTCGCGAGCGCCGCGGCCTGCTCGTTACTCATCCCGTCCTGCTGGTCCACGCCACTCAGGAAGTTCTCGAGCTCGATGGCGTCCATCTCGAGACTGTCCTTCAACCACTCCGTCGCGCCCATCTTGGCCAGATCGCGAAGAACGGCAGCAGCCAACTCGACGTCCTCGCCTCCGCGAGCGCGGTTGTGACGAAGAGTCGCGATCCTGGCCTGTGCTGGCGTCATGTCGGTCAGGACCACGGGCACCTCGGTGTACCCGAGCGCCTTGCACGCCCTCCACCGATGCTCTCCGTCCACGATCACCATGCTGGTGCGAAGGACGACGATCGGCTGCGTCATCCCGTCCTCGTCGATCGACTTGCACAGCAGAGTGAAGTCGTGCTCACTCTGCCGATTCGGGTTGTACTCGTTGGGCTTGATGCTGTCGATGGGCATGTACTCGACCTTGAGCGTCGAGAGCACCACGTTTCCCTTCGAGACTGGCGCTTGTTGAGCCTGTGCCTTTGCCATGGTTCCTCACAGAGTGTTGATCAGAGACGGATTCTTCCCGGTCAACTTGACGATGAGCGCCATCGCGACCGCGAGACGACGCTGGTTCAACTCCATGCCGACGAACGAGAGGCCAGCCTTGAATGCGGCCTTCGCAGTCAGCCCGCGACCAGTGCAGAAGTCAGTCGCCACTCGGCTTCCAGACTCCCTGCACTTCACCAAGAAGGGCTCGACGACCTTCGCATCGTCGAACCCGGCGAGATCAGAGATATCGAGCGGATCACCCCCGGAACTGTTGAACGAGTAGAGAAAGCCAGGATACCGCCGGAAGTACGTGATGTGGGTCCGAATCGAGTTCCACCCCCTGCCTTGGACCTTCTGCTGGATCTTGTCCACGCACGCCGCTCCGATCTCCATGCCGCACGGCCCACCGACAAGACCGCACGCATCGAGCAGACGAGGCACGAACGACCCATCGAAGTCGACCTTCCGACTCTCCGAGTGACCAAGAGCCTTCGTCCTGAACGACTTCGCGACCCCTCCATCCCACGGAGGATCCGTATACCCGCAGAACGGCATCGACGGGAAGACCGACCTCGCGAACGCCATCAGGCGAGTGTGGTCGCCCTCTTCAAGATCGCCAACACAGAAGAGATGATCGCCAACTCGCCAAACCTCTCCTCGCTTCATTGGGTATCGGTCGCCAGCATCACCGTACTGCCAGTCCGCCACTTGAACCTCCTCGTCAGAAGCTCGGAGTCCCGTTCCAAGTCCCGGCGCCAGGGCGGAAGAACTCGGGCTCCATCGCAGGGAACCGAGACGCACTCAGCGAGAGAAGGCGAAGACTGAACGGATCCCCGTTGAACATGATCTCTGTCAGACGCTTCCACGAGACGATCTTCGCTCCACCGCACTCGTGGCACGGAGTCACCTCGGGAAGCGGCCCAGTGCTGTGACGAGCGTGATGGGCCAGAACGAAGTCACGGACCGCCATCGAGCGTTCGCGGATCCAGTTTGCGGGCGCCTCGTCGATGCACAGGCGCTTGAAGCACTGCTCCCAGGTCTCGTTCAGACGGCGACGCGGCTTCGCAACGTGGTCTCCGAACTGCGCCGCCTGCCTCACGCCAGCCAGACGCCGCGTCACCCGATCAAACCACTTCGGCCACGCACTCGCCGCAAACCGAAGATTCTTCACGGCCGAGACGCTCATCGTCACGGGACCGATGCGGAGCTCGCGGGCAGGGATGCCCATGCGGTGCATGACGTCATACGCCTTGTTGTAGTCCCATCCGTTCTCGTGGATCGCCTTCCAGACGTCACTGTCGGTCCAGTCGTAGATCGGCCGGAGCTTCCGGTAATCGACGCCGTGACGCTTCGACGCGCCAGTCAGAGGACCACCGCTGCTCACGAGGCCAAGCATCCGCTTCGATGACTCGCTCACACGAAGGCCCACGACGTCGATCAGGTCCTTGCCCGGATCAACCGGGAATCGAAGCGGAGACACGATCGCTTCGATGTGCTTCTCGGCGATGTCCTGAGCGAAGTCGGGAGGCTGGTACACCCACTCGGACGGCTTGAGAAGCGGATCGCAAACCCACCAGAACGGCGCGGCACGGTTGAAGATGTTCACCATCGGCTGACGGGCCATAAGCCAGTGCATCCGGATCTCGGGCCTCGCTGCAAGACGAAGAAGATACTCGTGGGTGCCGGGATAGAGGATCTCCTCTTCTCGGAACACGACGTCCACGGGCAACTTCCCTGCCTGCTCAGCCGCGATCAGCGTGAGCTCGGTGCACACGGCACTGTCCTTTCCGCCGCTCACCGAGACGACCACGCGATGCCCCTCGGCAAAGCACTCGCTGATCCTGTCCACGGCCGCGTCGAACACGTTGTCGCCGGTGTAGATTCGCCTCATTTGCCAAACTCCAGAACTGCGTACGAGAAATCAGGTCGCACAGGCACGCCCACCGCACACAGCTTCGACTCCCATGGTAGCAGCAATGGGATCTTCCTCGACAGCATGCCGCTGTACGAGCCGAATCTCGCCCTCGCAATCGGCTTCGACCGAGACGCAAACTCGGCGATGTACTCGAGATCCTCCTCCCGGTACGAGACAATCGGCTGACCATCCATGCCCACGCGTGCCAGCCCATACCGACCGCTCCTAAACCGGTTCGGACCCGGGCAGACGAGAACCATCTTGCAGGATTCTGCCCCCATCATCGCCAGATCGCGAACGACGTCGTGCAGCGCGTTGATGTACGGCGAGCAGTAGAGCAGCAGGATCAGGTCCGGTCGCGTGGGAATCGTGATCTCGGAGCAGTACTGCTCGGCCGTCATCTGCCGCCACTCCGTGTGCCAGTCCGTCGCCAACCGGCGTGCACGCATCAACATCCCGCCGCTCGGGTCCACACCCTCGTACAAGCCGCCAGACCACAAGTCGGCACACAGCCTCAGACCAAGACCAGTCCCGCACCCGATGTCGAGGACCCGCATCGGTGTCGGACCGCAGATCAGATGTCGAACGAAGTCGTCCTCGGCTCGGTCGAGACTCGAGGAGTAGACCCCGTCATACTCGGACGCGATCGCGTCGTAGGCCGCTCCGGGTCCCGCACCACAACGTTCCTCGACGACAGCCATTCAGCAACCTCCTCGACCGAGCACACCGTGAGAACCACGCATCCGGCGCGCTCGAGAACGCCGCACGTGTGAACCTGCAGATCCGTTCGCTTCTCGCCAGGACGCTTGACCTCGATCCACACGCTCAAGCCGCTCAACGCCTCGCACGTGAAGTACAGGTCCGGGATCCCGCCGCCCTGCATCCTGTTCCCGTGCATCTTGCGGTGGAACGACCTCGGAACGCGGGAAAGAAGAGCGACGATCCGCTTCGTGATGTCCCGCTCTCGAGGAGTTCGTGCCATGAAGTCGACCTCCAATGCCAGCCCAGGATCCGGATGGGTCCGTCCACACGCCTCGCATGCGTGCGCGTCGATGCACCCATGCTAGCACCGACCCGGATCTGCGGGTGTCGCACGATCGTTCCCCGGAGGAAGGGGGTCCAGGTACGCCGAAGCGGTCTCCGACAGCCGCATCAACTCCGCGATCGCCTCTCCAACGTCCTTGGTCGGACACAGAACTGACGCAGTGTCCTCGTGAGACTCCTCGTACTTGTCGATCACACGGCTCGCATACCGAAGCCTCGATGCCACCTCTGAGGCCGGTGGATCGCCCTCGAGACGCGGCCGACGCGGAATGACCGAAAGATCCACGTACGGCTTCCCGCCGAACGCGATCGTCCAGCACTCACGCCCGTGTGCACGAACCTCCGGCTGCTGAACCGCGACCCACTGGTCAGACTCGTACCGACCCGCGATCGGACAGAAGCCGACGCACGCCTCGCGAAGCGCCTCGACCAAATCCCACGACGAACTCGCGGCCTCGATCCACGGAACGGCGATCAGATCCAGGTCGCGAACCATCGACCCGTGAACAGCCAGCGCATAGCCCTTCGACCGCGCCACCTCCCGAAATCGAGGCAAAAGCTGCGCGTACAAGCAGACCAAGCCGTCCCCAATAGCCTTGCAGCTTCCGGGAACAGACTCGGCTGTGGACTCGCTTGGGGTAGTGGTAGTGGGAGTGGGAGCGGGGGACGGGGTGGGTGTCTCCATGCCTGATCCTACCGAACTTCGCGACCCGACTCGAGGCACCGGCGCCGGAGCCAACGCGCCCGGAAGATCGCTGCGCGACGCGACACAGCCTCCGACGCGGCAACGCGAAGGCGGTGGCAACGACGATCGAACAACCCGCTCGTACGAACGCGACCGGGTGGGTGGGTGGGTGAACAAAGAACGGACGCTCCCGTCGGCACAGGCCGAGTTCCATGACCAAGACTCGACCACCGACGTCCAAAGACCCCACCGCCAAGGGCACGGAGGCACACCCCCCAAACTTTTTTTGCCCATTTCCCGGAGTATGGGTCCAGGCCCAACGCAATCACTGGGAGGTCCAGAAGCCAGCCAGCCCCTGCCGCCTGCCAGAACCCCCATGGGGGGTGGTGCCGGTGCCGTGCTGCTGGCGGCGGCGGCGGTGGGCAAGGCCCGCCTGCCTGCCTCAGCAGGCCCGCCAGGATGCCCCAGGACGCGTCCGCCAAGCCCAGGGCCCCGGCCACAGGGTGCCCACAGCCGAAGGCCCACGCCAGCCCCTACGGGCCCGCAACAGGGCGCGCAGATCTCATGGCAAGCCCGGATCTGCGGGTGCACCATGCTCCGTGGACAGAACCCGAACCGCCAAGCCCGCCAGGCGAGGCTCCACGCGCCATGGGCACGGGGCCAGGGAGACGCCCGACCCCGCCGCCCGGCCAAGGAAAGAGGCCCCGTACGCTTACCGTACAGGGCCTCGCTCATGCTACCGAACTGTCACCGAACCCGTCAGACGGCGGCGGGGGCAGCGGCGGGGGCGGCCGAGTTCTGAAGCCGGACGACCAGCTTCCGAACGTTCATGCCCTTGCCGCCAGCCTTCCAGATGCCGACCACGCGGGCGGCCTCGGCGGCGGTGCCGGAGTAGGCGGGGTAGAAGGACTTGAGGTCCTCTGTGCCGTTCCCGGTCAGGAACCGAACCCAGCCCTTGGAGGCGACGCCGTTGGCCCGGCAGGCGTCGAGGATGGCCTGCTCGTTGGCGGCGGCTGAGACCTGAGCGCCGTGGTCGGGGGAGGCCCCGTCCTGCTCGGGGGCCTGCTCGCCGCCCTGCTCGGCGGGAGCCTGCTCGCCGGTGTCCGCCTGGAGGAAGGCGGTGGCCTGCTCGACGGAGGTGATGCCCTGCTCCGTGAGGGTGGCGGCGAGGTCGGCGGGGTCGAGGCCGAACTGCTTGGCGAGCTTGCGGACCTGCTTGGAGGAAATCGACATGGCTGAACTCCGATGCCCTGTTCCGGACGGGCCGTCCGTTCCGCGTTGGGTGGCTCACACGAGCGTTCCCCACGCGGACACCATGATTATACCACAACGTCGCACGGATGCAACCACTTTCAACTCAAATCTGGCAAAAAAGAGCCGGAATCCGCACATTTCTTGCAGGCTGCCAGGACCTGCCGCAGGCCCCTGGTTGCACGGATGCGACTGCCCCGGACCGGCCGGACCCGCACGGACCCGGCCAGATGCCGCCCCTGCCAAGAGCCAACCTGACAGAAGCCGCTCCGTACAGATGCCGCTCCTGACCGATGCCGACCTGACAGAAGCCGCTCCGCACAAAAGCCGCCCCTGCCAAGAGCCGTCCCTGACCGATGCCGACCTGACAGACGCCGCCCCTGACCGATGCCGACCTGACAGACGCAGACGTCGCAGCAGTCGGCCGACGCCCGCCGCAGATGTAGCCGCAGACATAGCAGCCGACGCAGACGCCGTTGCAGCAGCAGCCAGACGCAAGTGTCGCCTGAGCCACCCCCAGCAAGTGTCGCCTGAGCCACCCCCAGCCAAGCCACCAGCAGCAAGCCGACCGACCGACGACGACGGAGCCGACCGCCGCAGACGACGACGCAGAACGACGACGACGCAGCCAGACGCAGAAGTGTCGTGCAAGCCACCCACAGAGTGTCGGCCGAGCCACCCCCCGAGTGCCGCCCAAGCCACCCACCCGCACGCACCGACGCAAAAAGGCCCACGGTCGCCACCAGCAACCGTGGGCCGAGTTCCCCGACGCGGCTCAGACCTGCAGCGAGCGGATCGCAGCCACCAGCTTCGCCAGTGACTTCCGCTGCCCCAGCCCCCTCCACAAGTCCACCACCGCGCGAGGCTCGAGAGAGCACCCTGGTACCAACACCGACAAGTCGTTCGGACCACTCCCCGTAAAGAACCGATGCCAGCCACGCCACTCAGCTTGCTTGTACCCCATCTCCAAGAACCACGCCGGTGCAGGATGCACCGCAGGTCGACCACGACCACGCTTCGCCACCGCCACCACCCCGCCGCCAGACCCCACCACCGTCACCCCGCCCTCAGACCCCTTGCCAACCCCCAACTCCGTCAACAGCCGACGTACCGCTCGCGCTGAATCCGACACCCGATGAACCCGCGCCAAACGACGCACCTCAGATTCCTCCACACCGAAGTTCTCGGCAATCGACCGCCACTGCTTCGGACTAATGCTCACGACACGCCTCCTGCCGTCAACGCGACGACGACTGATACCCGCGAACACGATTCAAGTGCCCCGCCGCCGCCGGTGGATGCTCGCCACCGACACGACTCCCGCAACACCCAGCCACCCGACTACACAGCACCAGAAGCGTCGCCAGAGCACCCACCACGACAGCCAGTTTCACCCACCACCGCTCGAGAAGACGGTACTGCTCGCTCACGGCTCACCCCGCAGACGCAGCCAACGCACCGCCTCCGACACCTCGCAAACACGCTCGTTGGCGTCGTCGCAGTAGTCCTTGATCGACTCCAAGATCTCGTTGATCTCGTCCGACACCCGGCGAATGTACAACTCGTTGACGCTCAGAAAGCCCTGCAACCACGACGACACCAGAAGCAGCACGCTGCCCGAGTAGTCCGCGAGACCCTTCGCCTGGAAGAACGAATCCACCGCCAACGCCCCCAGGATGCCGCTCAGGACGGCGAACCCCAGCGGAGCCCACCGCAAGCGGCGAACCACCCGACGCCAACGCACGCCGAGCGGATGGGAGATCTCCTTCTGCCGAAGCATCTCCCTCGCACGCCACCGATCCTCTTTGCTCTTGAACGTCATGCGACCCTCCCGGCAGACTGCTCGAGCGAGTCCGCCAACTCAAACGCCTTGGCCTGGATGTCGTTCATGCTCGTCCTCAGACGCTCGTGACGCTCGGACAGCCACAGGTTGCCGCTGATCTCGCTCATGAACGACAGAGCGTGCTCGATGATCAGACGATCGTCGTAGGTTCCGATCAGAACGGACCGCAGCGACGCCACCACCTCGCCGAGATGCTCTTCCAGAAGCTCCTTCACCCCGAGGTGACCACCGCCGAACTTGACCCTGAACCACTCGTCCGCGTCGCCTCCGGAGATGGCGAACATGGGCATGCTCACCTTCGGAGCGTCCCCCTCCGGGACCAGCGTGAACCGGCCCGCGCCAAGCAGCGAACACGCCAGACACGCCGCCACCGGACTCGACGCCACGAGCGTGTACGGATCGCACGGGTTCTGGATCGAGTAAACGAGCCTCGCCTCGCCGCTCATGACTGCACCCTCCACGTCTGAACCAGAAAGCAGTTGCCCACCTCCTCGCCGACCAGATCCGCGTTGCCCCGAAGGCTCGCGCGGCCGATCTGCTCGCAGACCCGACGAGACTCTTTGACGTCGAAATCCTCGGGGCACATGTCGTGCTTGATCGTCACCGCCTTGGTATCGCCATAGATCGTCATGCGGTGACTGCCCGGAACCACCTCGACCTTGCTCGGATCGCAAACCGGAACGTTCTTGCTCTGCATGGCTGAACTCCTTCTGTCTGTCAAAGCCCGGCCGTCACCTGCAGGATCGGACCGGGTTAGCTCCGGGGCGTGTCGGCACGGTTCCCGGACATATGCCACGTACTGGTGCTCGCCAAGAGGCCGACAGATCTGGCGAGAACGTTCCGTGGACTTGAAGACCGGCGCCGGGGGTTTCCCCCCGGACACCGGCCCGAAGGAGACGACCTACTCGTCGTTGGTGGGCAGGAGACGATCGCCCTGCGTCGCACCGCTGATGAAGCGGTCCACCGACGCCGCGAGACCGGCCCCGAGGACCTCGGCAGCCTTCTCCATGTCGGACCGCTCATCCTCGGGCTTGGGCGTCAGGAGTTCGATCTGACGCTTCCGCTCCGCGAACGAGGCGAGGAGATCCTCGTTCGTGATGGTGTCCGACCCCATGCCAGAACGAACCAGGGCGTACTTCCTCGCCGACTGCACGGTCGCCACGATGACGGCCGGGAGCGACCCATCCATCGCGGCGCACGCCTCGCTGATGTCCTCGCTCGCACGCAGCGAGGTGCTGGCCGTGATCCGGACCAGACGCTCGCACGCGGCAGCGTCCGGGGGACCCATGTAGATGAACCCGTCGCCGAGACGACCCGGCCGCAGCATGGCCTCCGTGATCGACGCGACGTCGTTGGTCGTCGCGACGAAGAGGATGTCGCGGCCCTTGATCTCGGTGCCGTCGATGATGTTGAGGAGCTTGTCGATCTCCACGTCGCGGTCGCCGCTCGCCGCCTTGTCGACGTCCTCCACCGCCACCACGCACGGGGTGTAGTTGAGCGCCATGTGGGCGGCGAGTTCGAGGTCCTCCACCGACCCGCACTGGATGTAGGTGCGGCGGTGATCGACGCACAGGTTGGCCACCTTGAGCAGGGTCTCGGTCTTGCCGCACCCGGGCGGCCCCTGCATCAGCACGCCCGTCTTGCGCGAGAACCCCATCTCCGTCCACCGGTCGCCGTGGATGATCGGCAGGAACAGGTTCGCCGCCACCTGCCGCGTCGCCTCGTCCGTCAGGACGATGTTGTTGTAGTTGGACTTGGTGAGGTCGAGGAACAGCGGCGAGTGCTCGCTGATCGAGTAGTCGTCGCCGTCGCGCTTCCACTGCCAGGACACGCGGATCGCCTTGCCCCGGTAGATGGACGTCTGCGGAAGATCCCGCTTGAGCTGGGCGAGGACGCCGTTGACGGCGCTCAGGTGGCGGTTCTCGCACTGCCCACGGATCATGAGCGTGGGCATCTTGGTGTTGAAGTCGATCTGGATGCTCATCTTCACCGAGTCACCCATGCCGGGGATCTCGATGTCGCCGAAGACCATCGGCTCGATGTCCTCCGGACGCGGACCCGTGCGGATGTTGTAGAGCATCGGGGGCTTCTTGCCGAAGAACGTCGGCATGCCCTCGAGCGAGACGAACCCGAAGGTGCTGCGGATCAGACGCATAAAGCAAACGCCGACGTCGCCGGGGTGGAACCCGGGGAAGGACTCCGCGAACGCGACGACCTTCTTGTTCTCGGTGTCGATCTTGAGCAGCGTCTTGGCAGCCTCGGGCAGGTTGCCCAGCAGCGGCTGCGGCAGGTGGATCTTCTGATCCGGCGACAGCTTGAGGGACTCGTACGTGGCGTTCGTGAACGCCGGATCGAGCTGGGCAGGAACGGGACTGGCCATAGAAACTCCTTCGATGAACAGGACCACGGAGAACGCCCGGCCACACGACCGGGCAAGAAACGAACAAGACCGCTCTCCCCACCAACACCCCATCATCCCACACCAGTCGCACCCATGCAACCAGCGCCGGACTTATCCACATCGACGCCATCTTTGCATGGACTCGCAGACTGCTCGGCCGCGTTGCGGCGCGTCTGCTCCGCAGAGCGCGTCGCCTTCTCGACAGAGTCGAAAAGAGCCCGCATCTCCCGGTACAGCACCGGGCACTTCCCGCTCGGAGCCTCCGAGCGGTAGAGTTCGCGGAACGAGTACCACTTGTCGACGAGCGCCGACCAGATGAGACCGTGCTTCCTCATCCGCCCGAGACGACGGTACAGGTTCGGGATCTTCTCGAGCATCCGCACGCATCGCCCGAAGTCGGACGGATCCCTCGGGTAGTCGTTCTTCCCATCGAAGCTGTCGGCGGGCATGTCGCTCAGGACGCGAGCCATGAACTCGCTCGAACGACCGGTGTCGCCACCAAGCAGCCACTCGGCAACCGTCATTGTCTTCTTGTCGCTGACCTCGTCGATCGACCTCGCAGCGTCCACCACCACGTTCGCCGCCTCGACCGCGCCGTCAAGGAGCTTCTGGTGCGACTCGAAGCCCTGGTCGTGCAGTTCCTTCAAGATCGCGGCGACCATCAGAATCTGGTTGACAGACCGCTTCACGAGGCACCTCCGGGCGTGATCTCCTGCAGTTCCGCGCGGGTCGAGAACCTCACGATCTTGAGCGGGATCCCAGTCCCTTCGCTCAGACGACGGCAGAGATCGACGAACATCTCGTACGACGAGTCTGCGTCCTCGGGGTTGTTCATGCGGGTGTAGAACAGCGGGACGGGCCCGTTGTCGGTGAGCAAGGCCGGAACGCCCTCCCTCCCGTTCTCGGGCGACTTGCAGATCGCGGCCCACACCGCGTCGATCCGCTCCGCGCTGCCCCCCGGGTCGATGACCTCGACGCGAACGACCTTCTCGTTGTCGCCAGGCTGCTCGTCCTCGATGACGCTCTGCTCTTGGAGGCGAAGAACCTCCACCTCGTAGGAGCCGCCGACGCCGTTGCTCAGGTACGTGACGACCACCAGCTTCCGCTCCCTCGAACGATCGCTCTCGAACGCGTCGAAGGTGTACCCGTACCACTTGCACACAGTGCCGTCGTGGTGTGCCATTGTGTCCCAGTACGGAGGCGTCGGAAGGTTGAGGCGGGTGAGAAGCCGATCAATCACGTGCTTCGGCGGGCTCTTGGGATGGACGATTCGCATGGCTGAACTCCTGAAAGACGTTCCTTCGGCTGCGGGTCACTCTCCCGCAGATCCCCACACTGTACCTCAACCGTCGCACCTATGCAACTAGCGACGGAATCCTCGGCCTGCGCCGAGGTCTGCATGAACTGCTTGATCGCTGCCGACATGCCCTCTGAGAAAGAGAACCCGCGCTGCAGACACCACTCTCTGAACTCCATCAGGAGTTCGTGATACTCGGACCGGACCTCTCCGGGCTTCGGCGGCTTGGGTTTCCGGGGTCTTGGCATGTCGCCTCAGCATACGGGGTTGTCGGCGGTCTGCGCAGAAGTGTGACTGACAAGCGAGCCTCCATCAGACCCCTGCTTCCAGTAGTGGTACTTGCCGGACGTCGACCGCATCTCGATGAACCAGCCGTCTCGACCGCCGTACCACGACGCTGACAGCACAGTCCCCTTCACCCGCATCCCGCAGGCATGCACCTCGATCGTGTCGCCCGGAAGAACAAGACCCTTGACACCTCGCTCGCAAAGCTCTGCCATGGCTGGACTCCTTGTTGAAGCTCACTCCGACCGACCCGCGCACACGGGCCCGATCCCGGTGCGGATGGACTCGGGACACGTGAGCGGGCGGTTGCACACCCGGCACGCACTCTTGAACAGAACGTGACCCCTCAAGCCATCGGCAACCACGCTCCCGTCCGCCTGAACGCGCCCTCGACGCAGAATCGTGAGCAGCGCGACGCCGATCTTCTCCGTCAGACTCCCGGCAAAGGATCGCCACACCTTGAGCGAGTTGTCGTCCAAGACGAACCCGAACCCGGTGTAGTCGTCCTCGTTGTTCGGCCCGGTCAGCAGGGAGATAACCCGCTTCCCGTACAGACCGCTCCGCTTGTTCTGAATCGTGGACAGACGGAGCGTGCGATGCTGACCGGTCTTGTCGCTCACGAGCGTGTACGTGCCGTTCTTCACGCGACCGTCCGACTGCAGGTGGGACTCCACGTCCGCACCAAGCGCAACGTTCCCCGCAGGTTCGGGCTGATGCTCGGGAGCATTCCCGCCCATCCCGAAGTCGGCCGGGTACACGCCACCGCGAACCTCCTTCTCCCTCCCACCATAGGGAGCCCTCGGAACGGGCCGGTTCGACGGACACTCGGGGTTCGTGCAGTCGCCGCTCTCGTCGATGGTGCACGAACAGTGGTACTGAATCGGCGTTCCGGGGAAGACGGTCTCGGTGCAACGGGTCATTGACGGCTCCTTCGCTGGCGGGAAGAACACTTCTCCCCACACCAACACCGTACCACACCAGTCGCACCAATGCAACTACCCAAGCCCTATTTCGTAGACGTAGGCTTCTTGGTCCGTGTCCGCTTCTTGGTGTTCTCGTCGATCCGGCGAAGAATCCTCGGAATGTCCGTCGCGTTCCTGCACTCGACGACAGACCTCACGCGATCGAGCGACGTCTTGACCTCTTGGAGAACCTCGCGGATGTCCATGAGCAGCGACACGTAGATGGCTTCCCAGTCGTGGATTTTGCCATTAGGACCAGGCCGACCTTCTGGAACGATCCAATCAATATTGCGATGCCGTGCCATGTGAACCTCCTGCTGCTGCTTCGCCGAAGTACCTCGACACCACGGAGCGATTGGACTCCTCGTCGGGCCCGGTGATGCTCATGTTCCACGCCAACGTCTGCTGACACCACCACAGACGAACAGAAAAGCCCTCGTCCTCGATCCGAGAAACGACGCTGTTGAGATCGGCCCTCGTCATGATGGAGCGGCTGTAGAGAAGCGCGTCCGTGAGTCGAACGACCAAGACCACCGGTGACACCTCGCTCATGGAGATTCCTCCTCGAACTTCTGGACGTACCGCCTCAGCGGTGCACAGTCCTTGGTTGCGTTCCTGCACACGATGACCTGCTCCCTGGCACGGGTCATCGCCACGTAGAAAAGCCTCACCACCTCGTCTCGCAAGACACCGGGGCCGCTGTTCCACTGCCTCGTCCCGGCAGCGCTCAAGTCCGGGAAGATGAACGTCGCGTCGGCCTCCGCGCCCTTGAACGAGTGGATCGTCCCGACGTACACCCCCGGTGGCTCTAGGAGCCCGCGTAAGCCACGCGAAGCGATCACCCCCACCGGATACTCAACCACCTTGCGCGGGGCAGCGAGAAGCCTCTGCTGCCACCAGCGGGCAGCGTCCAAGACGGACCACTCGCCACGGAAGATCGAGGTCAAGTCGGCAAGAACGTCATCCTCAAACCAGTCCTCGAGTTCCTCCTGCATCACGGCTCCCGCTTCTCGCTCTTCGCGGGACAGACTCTCGGCCGCGAACGGAGTGTCGGGCCGCTCCACGGGACCGTCGATGAGGTACTCGTCCTCATTCACCTCGGGCTCGGGGTCCTTGGAGGCGACGAAGGCTTGAAGACGCTTCTTGGCCCCATGCAGCAGACAACCACTCGCGAGCATCGGATCCACGAACTTCGCGACGTCCTTGATCGTCCACGGACCACGCTCGGGGTTGTCGTGGCACGGCCGCACGAAGGCAAGAAGACGGGCGATCATCGACAGCCCTTTGCCGCTGGCGCCAAGCGGGTTCCAGTCTCGGCGATACTTCCGCCACGGGTTGCTGAACGGGATCGCCTTCCGACGAAGGTTGCCGATCAGGCTGTTGAGCATGTAGGAGCACGAAGTCTGAAACATCACCGTCTTGCCGGACGCGAGGAGATGCTCGCACTCGTCGACGAGTTCGTCGGTGTCGTGAATGGAGCCCTCATGCCAGCCAACGTGGCCACCCTCCACCACGCCGGTGTCGGGGTCCTTCCTCGGCGCGTACTCGATCGGCTCGAACGTGGAGAGGTGATCACGCACCCAGCCCACGGCCACCCTCAACACCCGCTCAGGGACGCGGTACGACTGACTCAGCACTCGACGATGCGACGCCGGGACGGACGGATCCGAGAAGAGGCCAGGATCCGCACCACGCCACGTGTAGAGGGCCTGCCACGGGTCTCCCACGACGATCGTGGCGCGGCTGGCCTCTCCCCACCTGCGGATGAGGCCATATTCGAGGGCGCTCAGATCCTGGGCCTCGTCGACCATGATCACGGCAGGCTGACCCGGCGCGTGCTCCACAGACTCAAGGGCCTGCTCGATCAGGTCCGTGAAGTCGAGGACTCCGTTGTCGGTCTTGAACCTGCTCCACTCTTCGGAGAAGGCGCGAACGTCCTCGTCCCAGTCGTCGGGAGGAACACGGCGGTGACGAAGGATCTCGAGTTTCTGCAAGAGGGCGTCGCCCTCGGTCTCGATGTTGACGTCGGCTCTGCGATCCCACGAGTTCTCTTCGCCGGAGGCATCCTCGCTTGAACCGAAGTCGCTCGACCCGAACGGGTAGCCGCTCGTGGCGTTCCATTCCTCGAGATGCTCAGCCTCGATGATCTTGGGAAAGCCAAGGGCGCGGAAGCAGTGGGCGTGGAGCGTGCCAACGGCGGACCGCTGCACGGGGAGATCGCGCCCAGCCACCTCCGCTGCGGCGGCTCGCGTGAGAGAGCAGATGAGCACGGGGTTGGGGTAGAGGCTGCGCCCCGCGCCGCTCGAGTACTTCTCGACGACGCTGCGAACCTGCCGACTGAGGAACGTGGTCTTTCCCGTTCCGGGTGGCCCGATCACGATGTACCGGCCGCTGTAGAAGTCGTCCGTGGTCATCCAATGCTCCCCGTACAAACACCAGACCGATTTCCGACCATGACGATGCCTAACAGATCCCAATGGTCGGATGCGATGGTCGGGTCACAAGTATCGCCACCACATGCACTTACGAAACGCGGCGACCATGAGACCATGACTTTCCCTCGCGTGCGCGCGCGCGCGTCGCGGGCGCGCAGACGTTTCATGGTCGTGATGGTCGGAATGGTCGCTCATTTGTTCACCTTCCGTTTGGTCACGAGGATCGTCTCGAAGTCGTCGATGGGCAGACCCCAGTACCAGGGCCGACGCGTCCGGCCCCGGATCTGACCCTCGTGCCTCTCTCGCACCATCCGCAGCAGGTGGAAGTCCCGCTCGGCCTCGGACTCCGTCAACTTCACCCCAAGGTTCGTGTGGCACCAGCGGATGAAGTGCCTCTTGTTGACCCACACCTTGCCCAGCCGCACCATCGGATAGTCCTCGGCCAGAGACCCCTCCCACTCCTCTTCGCGGAAGATCTTGACCGTCTCGAGGTAGTTCGTGATCAAGCCGATCGCGCGGTCCTGCGTGCGTGGCTCCTCGCTCTGCTTCCGCTCCACGATCGAGAACAGAGCCACCACCACCTTGCTCCACCGCTCCTGACGATCGCTCGGGATCATCACGTTGCACCGCTCAAGAACGCGATCCCTGAACAGGCCGAACCTCGTGATGCTCCCGACGCGGCCCACGCTGAACTCGTCCCCGTTCTCGAGGACGATGAAATACTCGGCGTTGTCGTCGTTCAACTGAACGAACTGCGAGACGTTGATCATCAAGGCGCCGCGGATCGCGTTCAGCAGCTTCGCCCGATCACCAGCAGTCAGCATCGAAGGGTTGCTGGTCTGCGGCATCTCGCCCGGCTGGTCGAACATCCGCACTGCTTCTTCGGCCTGCTGAGTGGCTCGGCACTTGCCGATGGTCCGCTGGTAGTAGTCCACCCGCAACTTGGGCGCCTTAGCCACCTCTCGACGCCAGTACACGAGGATGTCGACGATCTCCTGATCTTCGAGCCCCATCTTCACGAGGTAGTTCGCGAGGCTCATGTCATAGGCGCTCGGACTCTGATCCTTGAAGTCGGTCCGCTTCATCGCCCACGTGTCAGCAAGCTCCGTCCCATTCGCCTTGATCGCGCTGATCATGCTGTTCGGGATCTTGACCTGCGGGTTGATCGTGAACATCGCCACGTCGCCGATGACCTCGGCTCCGGGCTTGACGTACTCCGTGGCGACGAGGTACGGCTCAAGATCAGAAGGGTTGAAACGCAGCGGCTTCTCAGGCACCTCTAAAGAGACGGGCCTCGGAGAATCGGCCTGCTTCCAGTTGATCGTCCCGGCCACACGAAGAACCCGCGCGAGGTCGTGGACGGCGTCCACCACCTTGCCCTTGGACTTCGCGTTCGCCTGAATGGTCCCGTTCCACCGAGCCACCAGAACCGCGGCGTCCTTGCGGTCGGACTCGGACTCGAAGATCAGCGGCTCCGTGAACAGCCAGTACGCGTGAAGGCCGTATCCGCTGTTCACCGTCGCGGTCGGCTTGAATCCGCCAACCTCGGCGATAGCCCTGGCCTCGTCGAACGTGCTCGGGTAGTCCTTGCCCTTGTGAGCGCCGGGATCGAGAACGTCAATGTCAGTCCAGAAGCCAACGATCCCAGCCACCTCGTCGGCAGTCCCCCTGCCCTCGATCGGAGGATCCTTGAACAGACCCATGCCGCAGTACACGTGCTGCTTCGCGGCAGCCTGCTCTGCGCAGTAATCGACCGCCGGACCCACCTCGTTGAAGAAGCGGGCCCGGCGGTCGGGAAGTGTAAAGATGCTGAACCACAGACCCGCATCGCACGCGGCCTCGAAGAGCAGGCTCAGGTGTGCGCGGATAGTTGCCACATCGGGAGTCGGAGCATCCATGCGGAACCTCGCCTACTCGTAGCGCCTCGTGACGAAGTTCGCAGAATCACCCGTTGTTGTCGGACGAGATCTGAACGCCGGTCCGGTCGAAGTACGGACGCATCGCCGTCGCGATCTTCGCCATGGCGTCCCTGTCCTCGTCAGACAGCACGTTGATCAGGCGGGGAGCAACGACGCTGTACTTGATCCCGGAGTTCGAGTTCTCGACCCGGAGCTTGAGACCGACGATGGCTCCGTAGCACGCGATCCCCTTCGAGGTCAGTCGCAGCATGAACTGGTTGAACGCCTTGAGACTCGTGGGCGCGAGATCCACGATGAGCGGAAGGACGTCTCCCTGACGCAGGAGGAACACCACCTTGCGCTGAGTGCACGCCTGACCGTTCGTGCACTTCTCCTTCGGCAACGGCTTCCCGGCATCGTCGACGTCGGCGCTGCCCCACTGAGACATGGGACAGGTCTTGCAGTCGCGCTTCCTGGCGGGCTGCTTCTCGGGGTCCTCGCCACGGATGTACCCGACGCCGACGCGGCCGTCGAGGCTCGAACAATCGGGCGGCGAGCCACCCCCACTCTCGTCGAAGCCGACCTTCCAGTAGGCGCGACGATCGCCGTGAAGCAGGATGATCCCCTGCAACTCGGGCACCGCCTCGGGCTCGCCACGCATGTCCGGAACGCTCCACGCCAGGCCACCCCCGGCAGGCACGCCCACGCGATCCATGTCGAACTCGCCGATGGTGTTCCCAGCACCGATGTTCGCCTCGAGGATCGCGGGCAGGGCCGAGATGTCCTGCTTGAGAATCGCGTACCGCTCACCGCTGTAGACCGCCAGTTCACTTCCGGGTGCTGCCATGTTCAACGCCTTCTGTTTGAGGCCATGATCGAAGATCCGCACGGATCTCCCAAGAAAGGGGTCTACCGCCGCTGGACGGCAGACCCCGGTACCGACGACGCGGCGCTACGCGGCATCAGGTTGTACGCAGAACCTTCGCACGGAACTGCTCGGCCACCCCCAGCTTCCCTCGAAGATGCTCGGGGATGATCGGCAGACCATCGTCGCCCTCTTGACAGTCGTTCAGGATGAAGGATCGGAGGGTCATGTGACTGTACGTCGCGCTCACAAGATGCTTGGTCTCCTCGTCCCCCGCGAGCGCCTCGATCAGGCGAGAACGCGCCGTTTCCTTCGCGTTCGCCAGAGCACCCTCGTCGGTGATCCCATCGGTGAGATCGGAGTCAAGAATCTTCGGCCAGAGCTCCCGCGCGAGGTACACGGTCCTGCCGTTCCTCGTGATCTTCTGAGTGCCCTTGGCCTTGAAGTACTCGATCATCGCAGGCTCGATCGCACCGGTCAGCTTCTTGAGCTCTTTGACCTGCTGCTCGTGGAAGTCGATCAACTTGCTGGCCTCGATGTAGAGTGTCAGCGCATCGTCGTCAGGCACCAAAGAAGCCTGGATCGACGGATCCACCCCGGCAGCCTTGTACGCCTTCTCGGTCGCGGTCTGTGCTGATGATTCGCTCACTTGTTCCTCCATCGTACCACGCTCGTCGATCCGACCATCGTACCACTCCAGTTGCACGGATGCAAACACAGACTATGGCTCGGTGCACGGTTGTGGACAACTGGCACTTTCCGTCGTCTGCTCATAGTCGCGATGCACGATGCCGTCCTCGGCAGACCCATCAACGTGCGTGTAAACCTTCTGCATAGCTGGACTCCACCTTCACGGCCCATAATGCCCCCGCAACTCTGTCGGGTTGCGGAGGCCCGTCCTCTAGACAACGCATCCAGAGGATGGATCTGTCCACACCACCACCCTACCACCACAGTCCCATCCATGCAACTACTGCGGATCACAGCAGTGGGCGGGATCGGCCGTCGAACAGAGGACCGAATCGAAGAAGGTCAGGCAGTGCTTCTTGAGGGCGCCATCGGGCATCGCGAGTACGTCGCCGTACGCGCGAACCAGATGGAGAACCTTCGGTTCAGCCAGAGCCAGTTCGATCCGCTTCTTGTCGTCGCGACCAGACACCTTCACGCAAGCCTTCATGCTTCTGCTCCTGCGGAAGTCAGTTCCTCGATCACGGCATCCACGACCTTCCGCTTGTCGCGAAGCGCTGCATACACAGCCCGGTCAACAGTGCCGGGCACGATCAGGTGGTAGTAGTACACGGACCGCTTCTGGCCCGGCCGGTACACGCGGGCGCGGCTCTGCTCGTAGTCCGTGAGCGAGAACCCGAGCGAGTAGTACACGCAATACCTCGCCTTGGTCAGGTCGATGCCGACGCCACCGGCCTGAATCTGGACGGCAATCAGCGGCCCCTTCCCAAGATCACAGGAGGACTCCCACGCGGACTGCTCGTTCCTCGCGCCGCTGATCTCGAAGGACGGACGGCCAAGGTCAGCCGCGATCCTGTGGACCTCGCGGAGATCCCGCACGAACCGGCAGAAGACCACCACGGGCTCGTCCTTCGGAGCGGCATCCACAATGTCGCTCAGGGCTTCGGACTTTCCCCGGTCGATCTCCTGGATGTTGACCTCCTCGTTCTCGTCGGTCAGGACCGCGTACCCGCTGGTCATCTGCTGCAACCTCAGCAGCTTCGTGATCGCGTTCGCCGCAGTGATCACGCCCTTCTCGTGCATGCTGATGAAGTTGTCCCGAAGCTCCGCGTACATGCGCCTCGCCTCGGGACCGATCTCGACAGGGATCTCCTCGTCCTTGTACTCCGGCAGTTGAACGACGTCCTGCAACCGCACTCGGCTCGTGATCGCGCCGAGGATCGACTTGAACTGGTCGAGGTTGCGATAGTCCACCACCTGCCGACCCTCGAAGCCGCCCATGATGCAGTACTCGGCGCGGAACCGCGTCAGACTCTGGCCAAACAGAGCGGGCTCGATGAACTGGAACTGCCCGAACGCGTCGATCGGACCGTTCCCCATCGGAGTACCGCTCAGGCCGACGCGACGCCTCGCGCGAGGACCGATGACCTGACTCATGAACTTGCAGATGCGAGTCGTGTGGTTCGAGATCCGATGGCACTCGTCAGCGACGGCGAGATCCCACTTGATGTCCCGAACCACCTTCGCGAAAGCCTCCCGCCACGCGGCCTCGTAGTTGATCACGCACAGCAACTTCTTGCTCGGGTCGTCCTTCATCTTCTCGTAGGCGTCTCGCAGCTTCCCGGCACGACGATCCACGGAGGTCTCGCCGGTGAGCGAGAGAAGACTGAACGAGTCTCGCAGTTGCTCGGGAACGTGGTACGGGAACTGGCGACGCCACACGCTCACCACGCTCGAAGGACACCCCACGAACGTGAACCGAAGATTGAACTGCACGATCGCGTCGTAGACAGCCTTGGTCTTGCCGGATCCCATGTCCCACGCGAGCAAGCATCCCTCGAGATGGCCGATCATGCTCGTCCCGAGAATCTGGTGATCCCACTGGGGGTACACGGCCTGATCGGACTTCGACGCAGGAACATCGGGGATGGAGATGGGACCCCGCAGAAGATCCGTGAGTTCAGGAGTCATCTCCTGAACACAGCCCTGATGCCTCCGGCTCATGGCGTCGTACATCTTCTGCAGAGCCCGTCGAGTGTACGGGATGGTCCACGCCTTCCGACGTTCCTCCCACCTCGCCACCTGCGTCGCCTTGATCGTGTCTTTGACCGCGAAAGGAGAGAGAAGCTGGATCCTGGGCGTGTCGCCCACGACCGTTGAGGAGTACCTGATCAGCATGGAGAACCCCTGTCAGTGAGGCATCTGCGACGCAGAAGCGCCTTGAGAACGGTGGTCTGAGACAGTCAGGCTTTGGCGGTTGCTCGACGGACCTTGCGTGCCCACTCGGGCCGCTTCGTGGTCGTGATGCGAAGGCCGAGCGCCTGCAGCATCTCGTCGACGTTGTCGCTCTTGGAAACGACGTCGCCGTTGAGGAACCTGTAGACGGTGCTCGGTGCCGCGCGGAGCAGCCCGCTGTGCGCGAACTGGTAGCGAGTCAGCCCGAGGCTTTCGATTCTGGCATTGATGGCGTCTCGAACGATGGACGCCTTGGGATCAGTCGTCATTTGGCACTCCGATTGGTAATGATGATCTCGGGAGCCTCGTGCTCCTCGGCAGCGCCGTCCATGGAAGCCTGAGCAATGGTCTTGGTCTGAGTGTTCTCCTCGATCTTCCACGAGGAGCCTGAGTAGAGGTCTCTGATCGGCTGGCAGTCATAGTGGCTAATCACCACAAGAGTCTCCGTGAACCTCGCCAGAATGTCCCGCAGGCGAGCGTGCGGGTCGATCGGGTCAAACAGGGACGGCCCAACAAAGTCATGGTAGTAGGTCGCATTGCTGCGAGCAACCCGGTGGTACGGACTATCCACGTAGATCGCCGTGCCCGGCTTGTCAGGGATGGACTCGATCAGTTCAAACGCATCCCGGTTCAGGATCGTCCAAGTCCTCATTCGCTTGTGCCACTCGGGGATGGACTCGCCGACGCTTCTCCACCTCGCCGCAGGATCTCCACCGCCGCCAGTGAAGCGAACGTTGAACCTGGGCTCCACAGTCGTCCCAGCAAACCCGTTGTGGCCGGACCAGCAGACGTACGTGTACGCGAACGCCCTTGCCAGATCGGGGACTTCCTTCGGGCCGAACGACTCCTGCAGAACTTGAAGCTGGCTCATGAACATACCCTCGGAGAAGAGAGTTCTGCTCACCGCCTCTTGAAGCTCGACGGAAAGCTCCGGGTGCGCGAGCACAACGGCGAGGTTGTAGAGATCCGTGTGCAGATCGTTGACGATGTGAACGTCCGCCTTGGTGGCAAGCGACACGGCGCACGACCCACAGAACGGCTCAACAAGCACAACGGGACTCCCGATGCGCTGGATGATCGGCCGACGAAGCTCGGCCTTCCGCTTGGCACCGTACCACGGCGCGATCCCGTTGAGTTTCATCAAAGCTCCGAGCTGGTCACTCGACGACTTGGACGGTCCGCAGGTCCACCGGGAACACACCGGTCCTGGGCCAGGTCCTGAACGCCACCACCGACACCCCTGAGAAGCGCGGATCAGTTCGGTGGGCGTCAGCCCACCGCCGCGCGGCTGTCTCGCCGTCATCCCCCTCCCACACGACGGTCTTGCCATTCGAGAGTTTGAGCTCGTACTGCTTCATCCGGCCCCGTTGGTTTGAAGATCGGTCTCGTGAAGATGACCGCGACCAAGAAGGATGCCGACAACGTTCTCGGCCAGCAAGTTGCTCCCGCCACGACTCCTGAGCCACTCCAAGAGCGACCCGTTGGTGAGTTGAGAGATGCAGTACGAGCCGTACTTCCCATCAGGACCAATCGCACGGACGAAGATCCCGGTCTTGCTCTCGTCACCGATGAAGGACCTTAACGGGTCCACACGAAGCTGCATCATGCCTTGATCCTCCGAAGCTTGTCTGCCGCCCACTCGAGAACGGCCTGAACCTTGAGACACACGCGAGATGCTTCCGCGTTGTGCTTGCACTCGCACTCCCCCGCACCCTCGCGGTACTCCCTCGCCAAGTCGTCGAAGCACTCAGCGAGATCGCTGGGGTGCATCCCGGGGTCGATCTCGTCATACGTCCTTGCCGCCATCGGGGGACTCCTTGTTGTCGGGGAACGCCTTCTTGAGGCTCTCGTTGATGTTGAGCTCCGGCTTCGTGAAGTGCTCCGGCCGAAGATCGCTGACGACTTGATCGGCGCCGACGAACGGACTCTCCGAGAGAAGCAGTCGGTACTCGGCGCTGACTTCCGAGCCCCTCCCGGCGAGAAGAAGTTCGAGATCGTTCTTGAACTTCTCGGGCACGCTGAACTCGAAGATCGCGTACGTGTCGTCCATCTTCTCGGGGTACCGACCATCCTCGTCGCCGACGTAGTTCGGGTGCGCCTGGAGCCTGCTGTTGCTTTCTTGATGACCAGAACGATTCCCGCCACCCGTCCTCGTGAGGATGAAGATGCTGCCGTTGTCGTACCAGCAGTCTCGGAATCGGTCAATGCTGGACAGCTTGAGCCCGAGCATCGGCGGGAAGAAGATCACGCCGACGTTGAACCCATTGATCGCGTTGTACAGTCCTCCCGTCATCACGGCTTCCTCCCTGAGTTTGCGGGGTGAACGGCGCCCTCAAAGTCGATGTGGCACACGTTGCACTGATGCCTCTCGCACCAGACCTGCAACCCGATGTCGCTGAACCCGACGCTCAACTTCGCCCACGAAGCAGGACTCTCCCCCTGCGGAAGAATCTTGAGACAGAGCGAACAGTGCAGAAACGCCTTGATCTCGAGATCGCAGGACGGCTTCGGCCGAGGATCACTCGCGTTCTTCATCGCCGTTCTCCACAACAGGCGTCTGGTCCACCTCGACAGCCGCCGCACCCTCGACGCTGATCTGAGGAACGTTGAGGATCCCCCACACCTGCCTCTTGGTCTGGTCCACGAGACGAACCATGAGGTTCTCCGTGTTCCCCCTGACCGACTCGACCTGACTCCTCGCATCTGACGGGCTCGTCGCCGTCACCAGATAACTGACCCCGAGCGAAGTCAGCATGTACACCGAAAGCTTCTCGACGGTTCCCTTTGCCATAGCGACCTCCGGCCTCCATAGAGGCATCCCTACCCATCACCACCATACCACACCAGTCCCACCCATGCAACTACCGCTTGACCGATTCTTCGAGCTTACTGTCGGCGATCATCATGAACGAGACGTACCGCGTGCACGCCTTCATGACGTCGACCTCCAGCTTCGAGTGAACCGCAGAGTCATCGGACATGGCAAGGGCGACGATCAGCGGCTTGATCCTGTCAAGCTCCTTCCGAATCTGGACAATGATCTCGTGCATCCTCGCCAACGGCAGATTCTCAATTTGCATCTTCTGAACTCCTAACGGCACGGACAAAGGCATCCCTCGCGGCGACGAGCTCGGGAGGGACACGATCCTTCGGCATCGCGGCAACGGCCGCAGCCAAAATGAACGCTTCACGATCACCCGGTCGAACCGATCCCGCTGGACCGGCCATGACCGTGTTCACCTTCCCGCTCTTGAGCAGCGACGCTCGAAGCCAGAAGCAGACGTCTCCCGAAGTCCTCGGCTCGTTCGTCGAGAGGCTCAGCACAATGCAGTGCGACATGATCGCGACGTCTTTCACTCGTGCTCCCTGACTCGGTAGTAGATCCGCCACATGACGAGAAAGCACAAGAACCCGATGAACGACGGGCCACCCAGCATCGAGTCGCCGGAGACCTTTGAAGCAATCCAGGCCACGAGAAGCGGGATCACGAAGACCAGACTCGCGGTGAGCATCCAGAGGCACGCGCTCATCGCGTCTCGAACGGAAGAACCATTGGGCCCCTTGACGCTCACGACTCGCCCCTTCCGCCGCCCACGGGAGGCATGAACGACATGACGAGCGCGTTGGTGAACTCGTCCTCGAACACCGCCCGACGGGCGACCTCGTACTCGGCGTCGAGGGCAGGATTCCCTTCGCCCTTGACCCACGCGGCATCCGACTGCTGCCTCGAGACGAAGCACTTCGCCAGAATGAGCGCGGACCGGAAGTACGTGGACTCGGAGATCCGGTCGAGAAGAGTCAAGTCCTGAGCGGACTCCACCATCTTGCCGATGACCAGCTTCTTCGTCAGAGCCTTGAGGTCCTCGTTCTCAGCGCGGAGCCGAACGACCTCGTGTTCGAGCGGCTCGACGTCCGTGACGTGGCACCAGACCCCCTTTGGGTCTTTGACGTGGAGGCCATCTCTCACCACACACCTATCCACCAGCATCAAGCACCTCCCTTTGGGCCTACGAGGGCTCAGGAGCCATTCCAACACCTCGCCCCACCGGATACACCCATCCACACCCCAAGGGCCTCGGAGGGGCTTTACGGGCCCTTTCCAGACCCCTCAGAACCCGATGTTCCACGTGGAACGTCCCCGAGGAACAAGGCGTTCGCCTCCCGGTAGGCCGACTCTCGGCGGACCCGAACGGCATCCGCGAGCCTCTGCAGGCAGGCGACCTGCCACTTGGCGTCGTCCAGACCGTCGTGGATGACCCCGCCATACGGACTCGGCTGCTTGAAGATCGCGTCCTGCTCGGCCACGGTCAGCCACTTCCCGCGAGCCCCCATCGCCCAAGACCGGCAGTCGATGAAGCGGCTGGGGTGGAACCAGTGCAGCAGACCACGGTGGTACTGCCGCGCGTACTGGAAGATGAACATGAGGTCGAAGTTGGCGGGCCAGCCCCACAGAATCCCGCGTGGGGACGGGAGCCACCGGCAGAAGTCCCGAAGAACAACGTCGAAGGGCTCGGCGGCGTTGCGGATCTTGTGGTAGAGCGGAAGGTCGGTCGCGGCCCACCAGTCCAGAGTCTCCTGATCGTCCGTGCGATCAGGAGGCGCGGAAAGGCTGCGACGAAACTCGCTCGTGATCTCGAACCGGTCGTTGAACACGCACGCGCCGATCTGGATGATGCAGTGACGCTCCTGATCCGGTCCCGTGGACTCGATGTCGACCATCACGCTGTTCGTCGGGATGTCGAAGTCTCGGCCCATCGCCTGGGCCTCAGCCGCTCGCTCGCTGGTCACAGGACTCGTCCTTTCTGCGGAACACCGCCACGATGGTCTCGACGAGATGATTCTCAGTAAAGACACTGGTCATCTTCCACGAGTGAAGAACGTACCCCCTGTCGGTGTTCATGCGAATCATCATCTCGAACCGCTCAGAGAGCGTGGTTCCTGGGGTGAGAGAATCCTTCTCCCAGTTCTTCGACACCTCGCCGACGATGAACTCGCCGTTAGGTTGGCTCATTGGATCCTCCAGCCGCGTCGAGCTTGGCGAGGGCGGCGCGGAGGTCTTCACGGTCACACTCACCGCCAGATGCGGCGTACTTCTTCGCCGCCTCCGCGACGGCGAGCAGGGCTGGGAGGGCGTTCACGGCGGCGACGATGAGTCGGGAGTTGTTCTCTTGGTTGCCGCACGCGAATGTCGCTTCCGTTTGGACGCACATCGCAGCAACGCACCTCTTCAGGTCCCCTTCATCGTCCGGTTCGCCGCCACCCTCCCCCGAGTGGCAAATGGTGTCCATGCCCATCGCATAGGAATCGTCTGTTTCTCCGTACCACCACGGCGTCTTGCTGGCCTTCTCCACCAACCCCCTCAGCCGTTCGATCACGTCAGCCATTGGCACGCTCCTTGTCGGTGGCGGCGCGGGCGGCATCGGTCCTCGCCTGATGCTTCTTGCACTCGTCCGTGAACTGACGGCTCATCGACGTAACACCACCGCCCCACCGGTAGCAGTAGATCTCCGCCCTTGCCGCCTCCACCTCCTCCTCCAGCACCACGAGGCGGCGGGCGATGGCGGCAATGAACCGCTGGTTCTTGTCCCCACAACAAATACATGACACGCCGTCTAATCCGCCCTCTAGAAACTCCACCAGTTCCTTCGTCGTCATCGTCTCGTCCTCCGTGGGTCCTGCTTCTTCACGCGACGTTTGAACCTCTGACCGCCAGTTGCTCGATACCACCGTGTCGGCGTTCGCCGTGATGCTTTGCTCACTGGGCACCTCCCGCCGATCGGGGCTTCCTCTTTGCGGCCCTTTGTGCGGCCCGATAGCCAGCCAGATACGCCCGCGCAACATGCCCACGCAGCCGAATGTCCTCGTGCGCGCCACCAGTCAGGATGCATGACGCCGTACCCGGCTCGTGCCTCAGCGCGAAACGCTCCGCCTTGTCCAACAAAGTCACCTTGCGCATCACGCACCTCCCGCCGCGTCGATGAACGCCGGGGTAGGCATGTGACGCCGCACGATGTCCGCACACCGCGCCAGGGTCTCTATTCTGTCGCCGGCGTAGGCGGCGTAGGAGGCGGCGACGATGTAGGAGGAGGCGACGAAGGAGGAGGCGACGGCAGTGGCGGCGGCGGAGGCGGGGGCGGCGGCGGCGGGGGCGGCGGCGAAGGAGGAGGCGGCGGAGGAGTCGTAGGCGGAGGAGGAGGCGGAGGAGGAGGCGGCGACCAGCGCCTCTCGCGTCACGGGGTCTCCGCGCCCCCACCGCTCGGCGAGTTCGAGCGACGCCCGAGGTCGCTTGTCGGTGGGGTACTGAGCCTCGAAGATCGGCAGGGCGGAGCGCGCGCACTCGCAGGCGGCGAGGACCAGCGGTCGGCGGCGGTCGTCCATCGGGCCCCCGCAGTATCGGTCCCACAACCAAAGCAGCCAGTCGCCGCGAGGGCAGGTGGCCCAGGCGGTGGCGAGGTCGGGCTGGGTACGAGCCCAGTCCATCGCATCCTGGCATGGCCTGAGGGGGGAAAGGATGGTGTCGGTCCAGTGCGTCATAGGATCTCCTTGTTCGTGTTTCCCGACGCGTCGAGGGCGGCCTTGGCCCTGCGGATCATTCCGAAGGTGATGGGCGACACACCTTCGGTCCCTGCCATCACGGGCTCGTCGTCTCGCATCTCCCCGCACACCTCTCCGACGAACTCATTGGCGCACGCAAGGACCAGCGGCGAGCACGCTTCGAGCAGCACCCTCACCGCCTCCCGCAGCCCCTCGGCCTCCATGCGAAGGGCGGCGATCTCGTCGCCCATACGGACAATCTCGGACAGGGCCTTGTCGGTGGTCATGGGGTCTCCTTGCTCTTGGCCTGCGCGGCGGGGGTGAGACGGGCAGCCTCGGCGGCTTTTTTGGTGGAGTAGACAGCCGACAGATTGAACGGCCGCATGGTCAGCGCGTACGGCGCACATGGAACGATGTTCTTGACCTCTCGAACTTCTCCGCTCGTCGGAAGCATCCATGCCGAAGCCATGTCCCCGAGCACGCACCCGTCTCCCGTCAACGGCAGCGTCCCCAGCACCTTGCGATCCGGCCCGGTCGCCTCGCGGATGTACCCGGCCGCAGGCCGGGCGTGCGAGGCGAGAGTCGTGGCGATCATCTGGACAAGATGACCACGGCTGGCCGTGTCCAACGAGTCGAGCCCGTTGTTGTCCTCCCACGATTCGACCAGTGTTGCCGCCTCCCTCTCGAACTCCGTCATGGGGGGCTTCTTCACTTGACCTCCTTCATCCCGTACTTGCGGGCGAGACGGTTCCAGTTCTCCGTGCAGTTCCCGCCGACCGATCCGTCATCCCAGCCGTGGTCGTACGCCTCCTGCACCGCCCGTCTGATCGCTGGACCCACGACCTTCACGAACCACTTACGCTGAATCGCGTGGTCGATGGTGCCCTCGGGGTACAGGCGTGCGGCCAACCTGTCTACCATGCTCGGCCGCTTCGGCTTCTTCGTGGTCACGGGTTGTTCTCCTTCCCCGCCCGGTACGCCGCGACCAACGCGGCGCGGGCGGTGCCGACGAACACGCAGGCGAGTAGGAGAACGGCGAACTTGATGGACTTCATGCGAGACTCCTTGTGGCCGATCCACTCGGCCGAGCGTACGGGACGTTCCCGCCTACTCCCCGTCGGGGCAGTGGTCGCTTCACATGACGTCGGGCTTCGCAGCGTGCTTGATCGGGATCTCGATGGTCGAGACGGCCGGGCCGGGGAACTTCGTCACGAGCTTGTCGAGCGCCTCCCGCATCGCCCCGAGAATGAGAGCGTGGGCGGCGAGCGCGAACGGGGACCCGTCGTGGGCGGTCCGGACGATGACGGCGGTCGAACAACTCCCCGGGGACCAGATCCGACCGGCGTCCTCGGTGATCGTCTCGACCTTCGGGTCGAGGTTGAGGCTGATCTTGATCCCGGAAAGGTCGGCGGACTTCTCTGACATGGGCTAGCTCCTTTACCTTTCGACTCTCACGGTGGTCTTCCCGTGCTGTTCGATCGCACTGTCCACCGCCCCGTATCCACGGATCATCAAGGATTTTTTGCCGAAGGGGTCGGTGACTTCCCAGGCGAGGCGGCGGTCATGGGCGTGGCTCCTGTGCTTCGATATTGTCGGCGTCTCCCTTCTCGAACTTGGCGACATGGTTGGCGATCTCCACCAACTGCTCGGAGAGGTACTCGCACTCCTGCTCCGCGTACTCGGCCTCGCGGTACGTAGTTTCTTCGGGACCAAGCTCGTCGGTGATCGCCTTGAGCTTGTCCGCAACCTCGTCCCCCAGCAGCTTGCGAAGCGAGGCATCGCCCTCCCCACAGGCAATCGCCGGAACGAAGTCGCCAGCATGGCCACAATCGAACCCGAACCACCACGAGTCCTTGGTCTCGATCGGGTAGTCGCCACCGGCAACGTCGCTCGAGAAGGTCAGACCACCATGCACGCGGATGACCGTGTCAAGCCTCGGCCGAACGTTCCCGGACAAGATGTCGATCATGAAAGACATGCCGAGCCGCTCTCGCGTGGTCTCCGAAATGGGCTGGCTCAGAAGCCTCTTGACGAAGAACTGCAGATGCGGAGATTCGCTGGTGTGGCTCAGGCCGTAAAGCGGATGACCAGGCTGGACGGCGACATACCCGACGTACACGCCAAGTCGGTTCATCCCGATCGCGGCAGTAAGCCCGGTCCGCGTCGTCCACACCTTCTCGGGGGCAAAGTTGCGCTTGCTCATGGCTGGACTCCTTCTCTGGAGACTCTCTCCCCCGGCTCCCATTCTACCCAAACAGTGGCACCGATGCAACTACCACGAGGACCTGTAGTAGAAGTCGCAGTCCTTGAACCGATCGTCAGACAGGATCTTCTCAAGGGTTTCGACCGTGTACTTCAAGTCATCGAGGTAGTACTGGTCGTAGTCCGTGCTGCCGAAGAAGAACCCGCTCTGCGTCGGAAGAATCTCCTCGGCACTCTCGGGCCTCGCAACCACCAGACCAGGACTCTGAGACTTCTCTATGCTCACCCCGGTCTCGGGAGAGAACGAGACCGACGTCGAATCTGTCACCTTGTCCACGACGGTCTTGAGGCAAAGGACCTGCTTGCACTTGTCGACGAGCTCCTGCAACTGCTCACGCTCGACGAAATGATCCTCGCAGTCGTCGTTGCCGTCCTGGCACTCGCGGACGAACCACGCGTGGATCGCGTTGGCTTTGCGCCAGTAGCAGACGGTGACCTTGATGTGGATGGACGGCGAGTACTCGGTCGGCTCGGGCAGGCCTGCGATGGAGCAGATGTCCTTGACCTTGCTCTGCGCCTCCGCGCCGCTGTGTTCGTAACCGCTGAGGTACTTCTCCGCTGACAAGTACATGTCAAGACCCATGGCTGCACTCCTTCTTGAAGAAACCAATCCCGGGTGAGGGACTCAAACCCCCGACGCGCGGCGCATAAAGCCGCCGTTCTAGCCGCTGAACTAACCCGGGCAACGCCGTAGGCGGGAGTCGAACCCGCAACCTTTCGCTTAGGACGCGACCGCTCCATCCATTGAGCTACCACGGCAAACAAACTCCCCGGGGAGGACTCGAACCTCCAACCTACCGCTCCAAAGGCGGCTGCGCTGACCATTGCGCCACCGGGGAAGAACGGGAGGGAGGGGGGCGTGATCACCCGGATGCGCCGGGGAGTCCAGCCATGGGTCCGGCCGACCGAGGCGTCATGCAGCTCTTGGCGCCGTTGACACCCTGCTTCGCCCGAATCCCTCCCTCCCGATTGTCAGGAGGTTCGCACCGCCATTCTACCGGAACGACGACGCACAGCAACGGTATGCGACCCCTTGGCCTTGCCACGATCGAGCACGGGCTCGAAATCGGGGAGCGACATGCCAAGTCGCCACTCGACCCGGATCCCCGCCTGATCGGACGGGGAGACTTCGACGACGATCCTCGTCGCCCTCGGACAGAGAGCGTGGATCTTCCGAACCCCACCACCAGCGAAGAACTCGCACGACGCCCGCCACAAGCGACCGTCATTCCACGAGTTCATCACGCTGTGGATCTCGTTGTTGTCGCAGACGAACCCCCGTCCATCGAGCGTCTCGCACTCGATCTCCACGGAGTAGAAGAACGACTTCACCCCAACCGCCGCGCACTGGTTCTCGGGAACGATCCCGTTGCAGACGAACAACCCCCTTCGACGAATGATGATGGACGGTCTCGGCATGGCTGGACTCCTTGAAACTCCCGAGCAACGCTCAGGCTGTGACGTTGATGAACGTGTCGGTCAGAAGCTGGATCACCCGCTCCACCGCCGCTCGATCGAGACGGGTCTTTCCCCGACGATCGAAGTCGGAGCAGAGGCGGTAGACCGAGTACTCGAGATCGCGGAACCTCGCGAGACGCCGGGACTCGGCATCGGACAGGCGGTAGTAGTTCCGCTTGTACCCCTTGACGTCAACCACCTTGCCCTTGGCCTTGGCCTTCTCGATCTTCTCTCGAAGATCAACACGCTGACTCTTGGTCAGGGCAAACTCCCTCGGCGGTTTGGATGACTTGTTCTTCCGAACTGCGATCGCTGGCATGGCTGGACTCCTTGAAGTGCTACGGGCGGGTTGGGAAGGGACCAGTTCCCTCCTCGAAACGCTCGTGGGCGTCTTCGCTCTCGGGCTCCACGGGAAACTTGTGCATCTTGTGCACCCCGACCGTGGTGAGATGCTCGTACCCAGTCACCCGCAAGATGGTGACCCCATCCGCGTGAACGTACAGGACACGCTTCCCGATCGGAGTCTCGCCCGCTTCAACCGCGAGGTGGCGGACTCCGCTGACGTCGAACGAGTTCTTGGAAACGCTCGTGATGATCGCATTGTCGATCATCGCGTCCACGATGGTGCTGACTTGTGGACGTACATCTCGCAGCGGAGGAACACGCAGAGCGCCAATCACCCCGTTCAGACCGTCCAGGAGGATGCGAAGCTCCTTAGCATCCACCGGTTGCTTCATCGCCATGAGCGTCGAAGCGTACTCGGAAAGACCCGCGAGCGCGGTCTCCATCGTGTCCAACGCAGCCCTCGCCAACGTCATGTCCATGACACACTCCTTGCTGAATCAGCAAACATCGACCCACCTCATGCAGGTCGCGAGAAGATGGTCGTAGTCACCGGAAGTCGCTTCCTCGTTGAACAAGACGATCTCGTCAATCGGGACGCGGGCATTCCGAAGAGCCCTGATCACAGCACCAAGAACCGCAATCGCATTTCCGTTCCTGCCTACCAGCTTTACGCTGATCTGCGGATACCGAACGACTCCTGAAAGATCAGGCTTTGGAGATTCTGCAGGCTTCACAGGTGGCTCAGACAACGACTCGGACGGCTACGCACCGCCCTCTACCAACACAAACATCCTACCACACTAGTCCCACCAATGCAACTACCCAACTCGAGGACTACACCAGAAGCGACCGACTAATCGCACCTGCCAAAAGACGAAAAGAACCCAGTTGGGGTGATAGCCTTGACTGTCGGCGTTTGGTAGGGGCGGAAGTTTGAAGGTGTGCTATGCTGTCGGGGTCTTACGGAGACGCTGCATGGCTAGCGAGTACGACATCGCCATTGACCAGGGTGCGACGTATCGGCTTCGACTGACCTACAACGATCCGAACGGAAGCCCCATCAACCTCACTGGCATGAGCGCCAGAATGGATATCCGCACCAACATCGGAGGCACGCTCATCCTCGCGCTCCGAAGCCCTTCGTCCGGCATCACGCTTGGAGGCGCTGCGGGAACCATCGACATTGAACTGACCGCAGACCAGACGGCACTGCTCACAAAGAACGCGGTCTACGACCTCGAGCTTGTCAACGGATCAGAAGTCACGCGAATCGTTCAAGGCTCCGTCACCCTCGACTTTGAGGTTACCACAGGGACATGAGCGACAACAGCCTCACCATCACGCAAGTCGTCAACCAGGTTGTTGTGCAATCCCCTGGACCACAAGGCATCCAAGGCCCTGCCGGTGCGGACGGCAGCGGTGGCGGCGGCACGGGTTCAGTGGGTCCAATGGGTCCGCAGGGTGAACAAGGCGAGATGGGTCCTATGGGTCCGCCCGGCCCCCAAGGACCGCAGGGTCCTGCGGGTGCCACGGGCGCCACGGGCGCAACGGGTGCCACCGGACCACAGGGGCCCACGGGTGACACCGGACCACAGGGACCCCAAGGTCCGGCGGGGGCGGACGGAGCGGCTGGTGCAACGGGGGCCACGGGCGCGACGGGCCCGCAGGGACCCATCGGCATCTTCGGGCTCGATGGAGAGGATGGGTTCCCCGGGATTCCGGGACCGGTGGGGGCGACTGGGGCCACGGGCGCTACGGGGCCCGCCGGAGCGGACGGAGCTGCGGGTGCGACCGGGGCGACCGGACCGGCCGGGGCCGATGGGGCGGCGGGCGCTCCCGGAACTCCGGGTATGCCGGGCGAGGATGGCGAGTCGCAGTTTTTCCTCCCCCCGCCGATGCGGCCTGCGCTGACGGAGGACGAGATCAACTTCTGGTTCGGCGACGGATCGGACGGTGACATCACGGTCAACTCGACGTCGTACACCGGAGGTCCGTTCTCCTCGTCTTCTCCGACCCGCGTCCCGGTCCTGAACAACCTCACGATCACGACGGGCGGCCGTCTCGGCATTGGCGGGTTTCCGTTCTACATTCGCGGGATCCTCGATCTCTCGTCCGCTCCGGCCCGAGCGATCACCAGCCTCGGGAACAACGGGGGCAACGCCTCTGGTGCAACGGGTGGCGTGACCTCTTCTGCGTCCGCCGGTGTCATTATCGGTGGTGGCGTGGCAGGTACGGCCGGGGCGAACGGAGGAAAGGGGGCGGGATCGAAGGCGACGGCCGCTTCGACTTCGACGACGGACTTCACGAACGCGGGCGGTTCGGGCGGTGCGGGCGGCTCGGCGAGCGGCGGCGGTACGGCTGGCGGCACGCTCACGGCGAGCACCAACTCGTCCCCGGCCGGTCCAAACTTCCGTATTCCGACGAAGAACTTCATCCGTGGCGTGACGCTCCTTGCGGGCGGTGCGTCGGGTACGGGCGGGTCATCCGGCGCGGGCGACGGTGCGAACAACGGAGGCGGCGGCGGAGGCGGTGCTGAGTCCGGCCGTATGATCGTCATCTTCGCACGGTATATTCTTCGTGGGTCTGGTACGACGGCGAACGCGATCGAGTCCAAGGGAGGCCAGGGCGGCAACGGCGGAAACGCGGCGGGCGGCAATGCGGGCGGTGGTGGAGGAGGGGGCGGAGGGACTGGGGGTCACGTCTGGATCCTGTACGATGGCCTTCTCGGGGATCCTGCGACGAACGCCATCGACATCAGCGGTGGCAATGGGGGGAACGGTGGAAACGGAGCGGGCACGGGTACGGGCGGCACCGGCGGGAACGGCGGTGCTGGAGGCCGGTGTTACCTCATCTCTCTTTCGTCGCCGTCTCCTCCGTCTTCCCCGACCGTGGTCACGACGGGCTCCACTCCGGGCACGGCCGGGTCCGGGCCGACAGGGACGACGGGCGGCGGCGGTGGGGCTGGCGTGACGACCCAGGTCACTCTGTAGGAGAAGATGAATGGCGACGACGGGACAGCCAGCGAGGATCAGAGACGACGGGAGGCCCGAGTACGAGGCCCTCTGCGATGTTTGCGGCAAGGTCTGCGCCGTTTGGGTTCCCCTCCGTCCAGACCCGAGCCCCGAGAAGATCGCCGACATGGTGGGCCGTACGCCCCAGCGGTGCAGCGACCATCCGCTCGACGAGCCCCCGCCGCCCGCTGTGGCCGTCCCCGACGTCATCAGCCCAGCCCAGCTCCTCATCGCGGCCCGGCGGCTCTTCAACATCTCCCGCGACAACCTCAACGCGGCCGTCGAGGCGGTCATCGCAGAGATCGCCCTTGTCGACCCGGCGATCGCTGAGGACGCCCGCGACAAGTGGGCTCGTGCGGTCGAGATCCAGCGGAATCACCCGCTCATCCTGACGGTCGGGATGGGCTTCGGGCTCACGCGAGCCGACATCGATCGACTGTTCATCGTCGGCGCTACGCTCTAGCGCCAAGGAGAAGCTCATGGCCTCGAACAAGACTTTCCAGTTTGGCCCCATCGCCCTCACGAACGTCTACACCACCAACATCCTCAACCCGGCCGCCGCCTCGGGCGGAACCAACGGCGGGTCGTCCGGCCAGAAGATCACCCTCCGGCATATCCGCGTGACGAACAAGACCGGCGGTTCGGTCACGTTCCGCCTCTTCCTCGGCGCGACCGGCGCGAACGCGGCCGGTACTGAACTCGCCTACGACCAGAGTGTCGCCGCAAACTCCTCCGTCGACCTCTACTACCCCGGCGGTCTCAGCCTCACGACGGCCGATTTCCTCGTCGGCGGTGCGTCGGCGTCGACCTCTCTGACCATCAGCGGGTACGGCGAGATCGGGGTCGCCTAGACACGTTCTACAGAACCGACAGGATCGTAAATCCTCTTGTACTCGCCGTTGTACTTGACGTCGAGAGCGTTGTTGAACGTGTTCAAGCCGATGATGAACGCAACCACGGCCGTCAGCTCAACGACCTCGGAGTCGGTGAAGTGCTCCTTGAGACGTTCCACGGCCAGAACGCCCACGTGACCACGCATCGTCACGCACTTCATCGCGTACTCCACGGCGACTCGCTCACTGCCGCTGAGCCAGGGAGACGGGTCCCCCTCGTGGACCTGCTGGATCGTAAACCTCGGGTCGGAACTGCAGATCCCGAGATTCTTCGTGATGTCGACGTGGCTTTTCCAGCAGAACTGGCAGTCATTGCAGTACGACACCGCGAGGATGACCCACTCCTTGAGCCTGCGCGGCAGCCGCCCGCCAGGATAGAGCAAGTCACCGACGTGCCCGAACGCGATGAGCAGACCAGGGACCTGTGCCATCGCCTCCAGCATCTCCACGGGCTTGCTCCCGCGCGCGGTCAAGGCGCTGCTCTCGGCAAAGGCAGGACTGGACGAGACACAGCGAAACTCCTCCCGCGTCACCCGACGATCAACGTCAACGTGCATGACTGGACTCCTAATCCTCGAACCAGAAGAACACGCGAACTTCGCGACCATCGAGGGCGAGGCTGCGCAAGGCCGCGACGATGGCCCTCCACTCGTGGTTCCCGTCCTCGTGCAGGTGCTCCCCGATCGAGAGCTCAAGCTCATCGAGGCTCAGGTAGCTGACGTGGTGGCAACCACACTTCGTGACGTAGTCGTGCGGCGAGTCGTCGCCCCACGACGCGTACCCATCCTCGACCCACCGCTCGGCATCTGAGAGGCGGATCTCGTTATCCTCCAGGTCCTCGTCATCAGTGTCGTCGTCCACGACGGTCATGAAGAGTTCCATGAAAGCCTCGCTGCAGATGTCAGCGTCAGACCCTCGTGGCGGTAACAGGCACGGGTGCTCGCGGTCCTCGTTCACACCAGCGAGGTGCGAGTAGATCTGATCGTCGCTCGGCCCAGAGGGCTCGAAGCGACTACCGAACGACAGGAAGTCGTCATCGAAATCGTCGCGGTGACGGTGCTCGATAAACAGACGGATATGGGGCATGTGAAATCCTCAGTGAAAGACGACCTCGGAAGCAGGCGTTTTGTCCAGTCTGCGACGTCCAGACTGCGGATGCCGAATCCAACCAGACGGCTCAGTCTCGCCGTCGTACTCGTACATGGCCCTCGCCGCTTCGCCAAGAGTCTCGTAGCAGTAGACGCCCTCGTGACCGAACTCGTTGAGATCGAGACACAAACGACCCTTCCCAAAGGTCATCGCCATGACAGCAACCACGCTGCCATCGGGCATGTCGCGGGCGAGAACGTACCCCCGATCAATCGCGTCCTTGGCGTTCACTCAGAACCGCCTTCCTGATCTGACCCACCGATACCAGCAAGAAAGTTCGGCTTGCAGACATCTCGAACGCACTCGACAGCACGTAGGAACGTGTCCCCTGCTTCAAGGCCATTCTGCCTGCACACCAACTCGCAGTCTCGCTGCACCTGAGTCACCGCATCGTGCAGCGCGGCCCACAACTCGGGCCTGCCCTTGGTCACCTTTCTCGTCGCGGCGGACAGGATGACGAAAGCCCTTGCGAGAACGACATCATTCGGCCTTGTCACGGCTGTCCCCTCGAATGGAAGTGAACGCCTCGTCGAACGACGAGCCCTTGCCGACGCTGTGCGTTCTCTTGCCCTCCCAGTCCCGGTATGCCGAGATCGACTCGGCAACGAACTTGTCCACAGCATCCTTCGGGATCTTGAAATCCTCGACGAGTCTGCGGCAGATGAAGTCTTGGAGATGCGCCGCCGTTCTCGCGGCCATGTCAAGGCCATCGAACGCCACGGCGCCCCCAGTTGACAGGCCAGCCCCGAAGAACATGATGGGTGTGCACTCCATCGCGCCATCGGTGGCAAGACGACCAAGGAGCATCCCGGAGACGACGTCGTCGCCATCGGGAGACTTGATCGAAAGCATCTTCGCCACCTGCGTGACGACATTCGCGATCCACGCCTTCTCGACTTCGATGATGACCGTGTGCTTCTGCTGCTCAGACATGATCAGACTCCTTCGCCCTGTTCAACTCCCAAGCCTGCTCAAGGGCCTTGAACTCCTACAGGCCAGCGGCCTGCTTGTTCGCCCAGTCGATCACCCAGTCCGGAGCGTCGGTGAACTCGCCCTCGTCCACATCGACGCCGATCACGAACCCATCCCCGACGAGAATATGGCACAGAGCCCCCACGTGATCGGTGAGGATCTTCTCCGCGAGATGGTTCCTCTCGAGTCCCAGCAGAAGCCCCTCCTCGTTGAGGACGAGGTCTGCGGCCTCGCGGGTCTTGGTCTCGGGGATGTGGACAATCTCGATCAGACCACCGACCGCCTTCTGGTAGTCGCCGAGGTCGTTGAGGTTCTCCACTCGGATCTCGCCGCTCGCTTTGAGAATGACCGCTCTAGGCATGTTGACCTCCCATCAAGAGATACCGCAGGTTGTCGGTGGTGGGGCCGAAGAACTCCCCATCACTCATGTCCGACGCCTTGTCCGAGATCACGCGCGTTCCATCCGACGCGCGGATCATGTCGTAGAACCGCATCTCCTGCTTCACGGCACGGCCATCGAGCCACGCGTGGTGAGAGATAATGGCTTCCTTCCGAGAAGGGTCCTTCGATGGACGGAGGAGCGTTCCATCAGAGTTCTTCTTGACCCCGACAGAAACCCACGCCTCACTCAAGAACCCAACCTGCAGCGGAAGACCGGGAGTCTTCTTGCGGATCATCGCGATGATCTCGTCAAGATCGGATCGTTCGAAGTTCCTGAACTCGAGACCGCCCTGCAGAGCGACGAGTGCGTCCTTCCCTTCCGGAAAGTTGAAGGTGAGGATCGGATAGAGCGCAATCTCCTTGCTAGCATCAGCACCCCTTGCGATCCGAACCGCGAACTCCGCGTCGCAGTCGCGGCACTTCTTCAAGTACTCAAGGTCTTTCGGATCAGGAAAGGTGTTCACGACTGGCTGGCTCACAAGTGACTCCTTTCAACTGGTACGGGCGGACCAACGGGCGACTCAATGACGGCTCTCGCTATGCTCGAGACGAACTCCCCGGCTCTCTGCGCGAGGGACGGGTTGTTCAGGGTGTACATCGCGCTCTCGATCCGAGGAACCAAAGCGTTCCACCGATCGGCAAGCGGCTTGTTGTCGATCCAGCCGAAGCAGATGCACTGCTGGATCCCGAACCCCTTGAGCATCCGGAGAGTGGACAAGAACCGACCGGCTTCCAGCGGCGTGTACTTGCCAGCGACCATGGGAGACACGTACGGGATGATGTCCTCTCGCGGGTACGTGCCCTTGCAGTCGGCCAGTCGGAGAAACTCGCGGAACCGAGTCCGCTCATGCGCGATCGTGGCCCCATCGGGCACATAGCAGGTAGGAAAGAGCACTGGCTGACTCGCGAGGAGACGAGCCACCGCGTTGTTCGTCAACTGCCACGCTCTCCGCGCAAACGGGTAGTCGATCACGCTCGGAGGCATCATCACCTCGTACGGCCCGTAGAAACCGACCACCGCCTTCGGAAGATGGATCTCCGAAATGATCGCGCACGTGTTGAGAACCTGCTTCTGGTACTCGGCATCCGTGCGGAAGTCCTGCATCTCAGGAGCGAACCGCTCGTCGTCGTGGATGTAGTACCCGGTCCACGAAACGGAAATCCCGGACCACTGCATGATCTTCGGAAGGCCGAACTCGTCAAGAACATGCTTCCCAACGGTCAGGACTCGGTCAAACTTGAACCAGTCCCCTGCGGGCCTCCTCAGAATCCCGAACTCGGGCTTGCTCGGGTTCACATCGAAGTGCATGATCATTGCAGTCTCCTGAGAGCGCGTTTCACTCGGCGCTCTCGAGATGGTAGAGCATGACCCACAGCGGCCTGCCGTGCTCGAGGATGGGGACAAGACCGAGGCCGTGGATCGCGTACCCAAGAACGTCGGTCGCGAGATGATGGATCGGAAGCCACTGGTACATCGCGAGACTCGACCCGACGAACATGAGCGACACCCCGATCGCCACGCCGCCGAGGTGCACGCGGCCGATCCGCGTGAACGGCCTCATGAGGCGGGGAACGGAGCGCAGATCACTAAGGTGGAACCTCAGACGGTGATGCGGCATCCTCAGAAACTTGAACGTCACGGCTGAACTCCCCGGCAATGGCAAGCCCCGCAGCGATGACGGATGCGATGGCCACGGCAACCATCAGACCACCCAGGATCACGAGCGAGAGAACTTGACCGACAGTGATGGCTTCCGACTCCGACATGGAATGCTCCACAACTTCACCACCATCCTACCCCACCAGTCGCACTCATGCAACTACTGGCGGGACTTATCCACACACGCGGATGGGACGTCACCCTGACTGTCGCTGTCCTTGAGGTACTCCCACGTTGGCGTGGACTCGAAGAGCGCGTTCATCTCGGCGCCGGCGCTGACGCAGAAGTCTCCGCACTTCGCAAAGGTCTTGTCCTTCGCAGGAGCGACAAAGAGGCGGCAGTGAACGCGACCGCCCTGAACCGTGTACCGACACCTGAACACCATGAAGTCCTCCGATCTTGACCCCTGCGAGGGATCACTGTGGCCTGCTGCTGATGGGGCGTCTCGGCCCCATCGGAATCACGAACCTCCGAAGTAGATCGACGCGATCACGGCCAACGCGCAAAGCACCATCAGCAGAACGAGCAGACCGCGAAACACGCGGACGTCGTGCTGGTGCGCGTGCGGCATCCTGCCCTCCTCGTAGCAATCCCACACCTTGTCGCACTTCGAGCACTTCCAGAGCGTCGGGACCGCCGCGTTGAACAGAGGCTGCCAATCGTGGTCCAAAGCACTCCGACACCTTCCGCCAGAAACGTGCTTCATGGAACAGCCTTTCGTGGATGACTCCACTTCGCCACCGTACGAGGACCATAGAGGTCGGCCTCCGACACCTCGCGGTAAACGCGAAGCGCATAGACAGCGACGACTGCGGCAACAAAGACGAGAACGACAAGTGGAACTCGACGCTTCATGGTGAACCCTTCACTCTGAAACAGATCCGGTCCCGTACGACTGGCGAGCACGCTGCTTCTCCGGGTCGTAGTCAGTGTTTCCTCGCATCTCGGGCGGCGCCTGCGGCGCGATGTCGGGGTTGATCCGGATGAACCGGTTCGGTCCGGGAACCCCGGCCGCGACGATCACGAGACGCAGCTTCGTCAAGTCCCACCCGGCAACCGTGTTGTCGAGCATCCGCCACGCTGTATTCGTGTCCCTGGCAACGGCTTCGGCTACAGGAGCCCTCGCGCCGGGCTCGTCGCGCACCCACTTGAACTGCACGTAGTCAGACACAACCTTCCTCCTTCTCGATCGCGGCCTCAATGCGCATCAGAATAACGTCCATGATCTTCGAGGCTTGGTTGAGGATCGCCGTGGTGCAGACGATGAAGTAGAGGTCATCCTTCATCAGTCCGCCCTCTGCGGCGTACTCGTCGCGGGCGCGGTTCGCAACGCCAGAGAGTTCCTGCGCCCTCGACGTCAGGAGATCCATGATCACGCCGCTCCCGAAGTCGCCGCCCTCGCGACGGATGGCCACCACCTCGGACAGAACGAGTTGGTTCGCGATAGCAGCCACAAACTGCTCAAGCATCACCACACTGTCAGGTAGCATCGAGACCTCCGCTCTTGATCAAGCCCATCGCAATCAGCGCGTTGTAGCAACCCTCGCACACGACCTTGGCCTCGTCGATGCGGCTGCAATCGCCATCGTGATCCTTCGAGTACTGGATCTCGGCATCGCGGTCGGTCCACTCGCCGTTCTTGGGGAACACGTTGCCGCATATCGAACACATGAAGCAGGGACGGGGCTCGTCGGTGAGAATCCCGCACCCGAGACCAACGCGGAGCCTGTTCGCCATCGACATCGCCATCTTGATCGGATTGCCGTCAGGAAGACTCTCGTAGCTGAACTCGGACGAGTTGAGCGGACGGCAGGACTCGAGGACGTCGGCAATGCGAGATGGCTTGACCGAATAAAAGGCCGACTCCCAGTGCGGGATCTTGTAGACCCGCCTGAGCCACTCATTGACCATCTCGTAGTCGTGACCGAGAACCGGAAGGCCGTCCTCGCCAGCGATCCCCCACTTCCCATCACCAAGACAGAGAATCACGATGGAGGCGATGAACGGATCGGAGAAGTCGATGGTCATGGGCGGATCGCATCCAATGACAACGCGGCGATTCATGTCGAACTCCTTCGGTTGAACCGGAGAACTTCCTCTCGAAGCCTGTGGATCTCGGTGCGCATGGCGCGAACCGAGCGAACGTCGGCCTCTTCACTGACTTCCACGATGACGGCCTTGGCCCCGGGGTGGAGAAAGTCCACCGCGCCCTGGGCCTCCTCGACGGTCCCCCTCTTGCAGCAGTAGACGTAGCTGTGCGGAGGAGTCGCGCGGGCTCCACCCTGAATGAACACGGCGTACGCCTTGCCAGCGCCGCTCACGACGACACCTCGGCGATCTTCTTGGCGTCGCCCTTGTAGAAGGCAACGCGACGCCCACCGAGCCCATCGCGAACCGAACGACGCCAGTACTCGAGCTCTTCGGCAGAGTGCATCACGGCTGCTGCCGTGAAGGTGGGGTTCTCCACGAGGATCACCACCTGAACGACGGGATCGAACTGGTACGCGAAGAAGTCCGCGACCGTGATCCTCGTCAAGTTCTCACTGATCCACTTCTCCTTGGCCCCGGGTGGGCTATAGAAGCGATCGCCTCCAACGTTGATGTACACGCCCATGGCTGAACTCCTTGATCGACACGGAATGCCCACTCCCATCCACACCCACACCATACCCCATTAGTCCCACCAATGCAACTACCGCTCATCCACGGAGACCTAGCCCTCGCCCCTGGACTTCTTCTCCATCTTCTCGTCCATGATCCTCCTGGCGAGCTTGGCGATGATCTTCCGAGCCTCGTCTTCGGCCATGCCGATGCGCCCAATCGCGGAGATGATCTGCTCCACAAGATCCGACGTTTCGACGAGAACCCCAGCAGCAACAGCGGTCAGATCGCACATCGAACACCCGTCGAGTGTGCCGAAGTTCCGACTTCCGATCGCGGAATGCGAATCCTCGGCGTCCGAGTCGCACGAGCACGACTCCATGAGGACGACCTCGACCACAGCCCTCGGACGAAGATCGTCAGGCGTGTTTCTGAACACCCGCCTCACGCAACTGTCGCTCATTGGCGCATCCCTCCACAGTCACAGGTCTTGCAGGCGGGGAAGAAGGAACACCCGAGACCGCCGCCTGCGGTCGGTCCCACGGCCACGGCCGCGTGAGACTTGGCGTTCCGACGAACGACCTTCTTGGTCGCTTTCTTGACCGGAGGCTTCGGATCGGCGTCCGGATCTGCGGGTGTGCTGTCCTTCACGAGGTAGTCGCCCTTCTCGGCATCGAATCCGACCGCACGCTCCATCTTGTCGCCGACCACCACCGAGATGATGTACCCTCGCTTGAGCATGTCCTCGACGATGGCCTTGGCACGCTCGACCTCGGCGGGCTTGTTCGAGTCGAACGTGACGCGGGTGTCCCCGGTCGTGCAGTTGAGGATCGCGAGACTTCCGATGAGTGCCGAGACGTTCATCTTCTTCACAGTTGGGCTCCTGGGGAGTTCGGTCCGTGCTGGTTCGACTTGCGCCAGAACATCGCCTCATCCGTGCGCATCATGACGAGGTGGGCGATCACATCGTCCGTTGGCGTCATCGCGCCCATCGGCAACGCGTCGTAGTACGCGATCGGATGGAGGCAGAGTGCGGCGAGGAAGTTGCTCCTCGGGCCGCGAGGAGTATCCTCAGTCCTGAACGCGAGTGTCGGGGCGAGACGACGAAAGAGGTACGTGACGCCGGACCGCTTGCTCGTCTCGAGGAACCGACCCGTGATCTCGTACGCGTTGGCGAGATGCTCGGGGAGCAGTTGGCGAATGGTCTTCATCGCTCGACGCTCAGCCTCGATGTCCATGGTGATCGCGATGCCGATCATCTGCAGGTACGCGGTGGTGACTTGACCGTGGGTGTCGGCGGGCTTCCGGGTAAACACCGCGCGACCATCCTTCTGCCAGACGTCAACCCAGCACTGCCACTCGCGGTCGTGCCATCGGTTCACGTGGACGTACCCGAGATCGTCCACCTCCTGCTTGATCTCCTGCTTCCGACGACGGCACAGCGACTCATCTAAGCAAAACCCGTGCATCCGCTCGTAGGCCGGATGGTTCTTGGCCACCACGAGCGGCGCCTCGTGGACAGGCATCGGAAGACCGGCCCACTCACGCCGCTCAGACGCAAGCGTGTCCACCTTCCTGCGCAGAGCCACCCACGACGGAGTGACCGGAGCATCAGGAGACACGCCCTGAACCACACGCTTCTTCTCGCGACGACGCTGACGAGCGGTCTTGCGGCTCACCGAGAACCCTCCTTGGAGTCTCGCTGCTTCTTGATCTCGCGCATCTCCTTGCAGTACGCATCCCACCCGATCGCGGAGGCTCGAAGAACGTGGACAACAGAGTACTGCATCATCGCCCCGGTTGGAGAATCGCCGTGGCTGCTGATCGAATCGAGCATGGCCTTTGTCAGAGCCTTGCCGTCATCGTTCTCCTCGCTGATGATGCCAGTGACGTTCTTCATCACAGAGAACGCTGGATCGAACTTTCCAGCCTTCTTCTGACGCTCGATGAACTCGTACCCCTCGAGGACCATCACCCGCATCGCTCGCTCGTACGAGCCGCCAAAGCCGCTCATCTCGCCCATATCTCGCGAGTAGGTTCGACCGTGAAGAGTGACCTCGGGACAGTGCTCAGAACCAACCATTGTGGACTCCTTAGTTGGTGGCTCCGGAAGGAACTCATCCAACACCCACACCATACCCCATTAGTCCCACCAATGCAACTACCGCTCATCCCTCAGGTGTGTTCGCTCATTGGCTGCTCCCGTCGTGCTGGTGAGGAGCCCCGCCATACCCGTTCGGATGGATCACCTCGACGATCTCCATGACCTTGTACCGGCGAAGATGAACGACGTGACCGGTCCTCGACGCCACGTCTGCTGCGACCGGCCGAAGCTTGTCGAGATCCTCGCGGTTCTGCGTCACCAGCGGGACCCACCCCTCGTTGCGGTGGTGGACTGAACAGATCCCCTCGTCGCCATCGTCATCCACAGCGATAAACGCATAGATCTCGCTGATTTTCTGGCCCGTGTTGATCGGCATGCTTCCGTTCCTTGGCAGCGCACTTCGACTCTAGATTCCCCAGCGGAAACCAATCCACCATCCTACCACACCCTTTGCACCCATGCAATCAACCAACACCTAGCCGAACTGCAGGCGAAGCAAGCCTCGCTCGCCGTCAAGCTCGCAAACTGCTGTCAGACCGGCGTCTGGAACTGACCTCGATTCGTGAATCGAGCCCCGGAGGTGGGACACCACAACCGGGGTATTCTTTCCGACCATGACGACCACGCCTCACGCGCGATCGCGCGCCTACGCGTGCGCGGGCGCGAGAACGATGGTCGTGATGGTCGGACGAGATCCCGACCACCCGTGAAATCGCCCACCACGCTCTCGGAACGGGCATCCACCCGCAGATCCGGACCGACCATCGCGGCCGACCATCAGCCGCGCCCCGCGTGAAACACGCTACTGGGGATCACCGAACACGGACCGCAGAGCCTCGTCGATCGACCTCCACGCCGACTCGAACGACGACGCGTCCCCATGCCTCGAGATCAGCGGTCGACGGTCCCGCAACGCGTCCATCGCCGACGAGGTGACCGCCCACCACCGAACGCCACCCTTCTCGGTCTCGACCACGCCGATGTCCACCCGCAACCGAGCAGCCCTCGACCTAACGCCACCCTCACAAACAGGCTTCGCCACGGAAGGCCTCCAGAATGCCCCAGGAGCCACGCGGCCCGGTACCCCCTCCAACCACCCATCCTACCTCCCCGAAGGCAACCGGAGCCTCCTGCGGCCAAGCGGAAGCCATCCCGAACGGACTGGCCAACCCACACCTCACCGGGGCACCGGTGGCGACCCGAAACAGGGCCTCGACACGGACAGATGTAGGGTGGTCAGGCCGCCATATCAGGGGTTGAGCTTCGTCACCCGGAAGGTCTGAAGATTCGACGTCTGCGTCGGAGTCCCGGACCCACTGATCCGACGCCATAGCGGCGCCACGTACTGACCCGCCGTGAGCGTCACCACGGCCGAGATCGACACGGACTTGAACGCGCCGTTCGCGAACGTCTCCCGCCGCGTGGTCCCCGTCGCCGCCGTCACGTTGTTCTGACTCCCGCTCGCCGTGAACGCGAGCTCGACCTCCGAGGTGTTGCCAGCGCTCTCGATCTGACCAGCCCACTCGAGGAGGTACGTCCCCGCCGTCAGGCACTGAACATCACCCGCGCCGCTCCCGGAGTTGCGGATCGAGTTCGTCGCCTCGAGGTCGAACGTGTCCACGGCCATCTGAGCGAAGGTGGCGCTCGTCGTCGTCATCGTGCCCGCGTTGTTGTGACCCGCGGTGCACGTGCCCTTCTCCACCGACCACGAGCTCGACCCGTACACCCAGGTCGTGTTGTCGCTGCGGTTCCAGATCCGAAGACCGTGGTGCGGAACGAAGGACACCCAGCGACCGCTGATCCGCACGAAGACCTCGTTCGCGTGGCCGTCAAAGGCGTTCCCGGCAGTCGTGGCCGCGATGCCCTCCCACGCGATGTACGCGTCACCGTCAGCAGGGCTCACGGGAGCATCCTCGCGCGCGTCAATGACGCCACCCCCAAGCACGAGGTCGATCATCGTGAAGTTGTCGTTCGCGGGCAGATGGCCCGAAACGCCGGGGGTCAACTTCTGCAAGTGCATGTTGGTGGTGAACTGGCTCACACGCGTGCTCCTACGACAAGCTCAGTGATCGGACTGTCGCCGACCACCGTGCTGACCTGGGTGACCTGAACCCTGAACCCGCTCCCCTCGCCCCAGCCGTACGCGTTCGTGGCCGCAACGTAGTCGCGAAGAGACTGGGTGAAGTCGAGACGGGTCGAGTTCGTGACCAACTGCTCGAGCAAGATCGGAGATGACGAGCCACCCACACGGATCCGGACACGGTACGTCTCGGGAGATTCATCGGCGGCAAGCGGGCTCGACGCCGCACCGAAAGCATCCAGCAACTTCTTCGACCGACGAACCCACGTGATCGCCACGTTCTCGTCGCCCACGCCCAGCGTCTCGCGGACGACCTGCAGGAGCGCCGGGGAGAACGGCCTCATGCTGCGGCCACGGATCGCGAACTGGGCAGGATCAACCTCGGCCACAGGCTTGAGGTAGGGCACGACCTTGTAGTACGGGCTGCCCATGAACAGCGTCGTCGCGTCCCACGCGCCCACGCCGCTGCTCCCATCGGACAGGAAGACCACCCTCGCACCAGACAGCGAGTGACTTGCAGTCAGGTGGCCAGTCCCACGAAGACCGCGAAGCCAGCGGGTCAACTCGTACCGATCATCACCGAGCGGGGTGGCGTTCACGAAGGCCATGATCTCCCACTCACCGTCCCTCTGGCGGATCGCGCAGACATTCCTCTGCAACGCGAGGACTTGGTCGTCGGTCGCGCTCGCAAGGGTCGTGCCGGTTGGCACTCGCACCACGACAGCGCTGGACCCGTCCCAGGTCGTGTCGCTCGCGGCCACGGGACCGATCTCCGTCTCCCCCCACGTGGCCTGACGGGTGACGCCGGACGACTCCGCGTACGAGGTGCCCGTGAGCGACGTCGCCAGAACCGCACCACGGAACGTCTCGCCCTCCACGCTCGTCCGAACGCCCCAGTAGACCCACGGCGAATCCGTGTGCTCGATGGAGACCGCCGCCATGTCCGCGAGGAAGTTGTCGAGATCAGGAGGCACGTACGCGCCTGGACCGACATACCCGGACTGATCCCCGAACCCGTCCTGATCGAACAGACCCGGCCACGTGGCCACGGCAGTCACCTCGATGCGGCCGTCCGCGCCATACTCGACCTTCTGCGTGCGGAGCAGAATCGTGACGCCGATGGACGATCGCACAAGCCTGAGAACGTCGCCACCCGCGAGGTGCGAGTACCGCTGCGGCAGAGAGAACGAGACTTTCCGACGCTCTCCGAACGCCTGCCAGTAGATTCGCCGAGCCATCTCGTTTGCTTCGGCGCTGCTCAGGGTCACGGGCGTGTCAAAGCGGATCTGGTTCTCACGAGTCGCGGCGCTCCTGCTCGTGTCGCGGTACCGCGTGGATCCGGGCTGCAGGTCGAGATCATCGCTCACAAACGTGGCGCTCACCTCGTCAGGCTGCAACTGATCGAACTCCTCTTCCTGCCGGACGCCCTGCTGGTTCGCGATGTGAACCTCGTCGATGTCGATGATCACCTCGCGGCCCTTGTCGTAGTAGCGGAGCTCGCCATCCACCTCCTGCTGACCGACCCCGTAGGTCCCGAGGATCCGCTCGAGCATGTCCTTCCCCGTCACCACACCGGAGAAGTTCACGCCGCGAACACACCGACTCACGTTCGAGACGTCGAAGTCGGCGACGTCGAACCCGCACCGAGACAAGACCTGCGAGATCAACTCCGCGACGCTGACGTCGCTTGACTGATTGATCGTCGCCTGGAAGTTCGGAGGTCGATTCCCGAACTCGCCGAGATAAAGGCGCTGGATGACCACGTACGCCTGCTTCTTGTAGATCGGAACGCGCCCGGTCCCGAGCACCGACACCATGAACGGATCGGGAGAGGTCTGACTCCCGTTGTAGAGCGTGATGGCGTCGTAGAAGGCGCTCGGCGAGTCTGAGTAGATCGGCTTCACATCGGCGATGATCGAGGTAATCCGGTCGATGGTCTGAGGCTTCGCCTCGCCAAAGCCGATCGCGATGGAGATGTAGTACTCGTAGCTCGTGTTGCTCGGACCGCCGCCCTTGCCAATGCTCTGCTCGTTCGCGACTTCCTCGAGATCACTCATCCACAGAACCGCACCGCCAACCCGCGTTCGCGGGCCCATCGGCCAGTTCATCGGAGTCCCCTCGTTCGCGCTCGTGACGCTGATCCCGTCGACTCGCGGACCCTCCGTGTTCGGAGGAGGGAACAGAGCAGGGAACAGGAGATAGTTGTCGATGATCCCGCCAACGGCGGCGCCAACGAACCCGCCAACGGGTCCGAGGAACGCCGATCCGATTGCTCCAAGAGCGAGGGTCGCCATCGTCAGGTCTCCGACAGCATTGTTGACGGGATCCGGAAGGCGTGCGTGATCCGCCTCCCCCACGCACCAATCGGGCTCTGAACCACCATCCCCAGCGGCTTGTAGGCGTGAACTATCGAGTCCTTCTCGACCAAGACCGCAACGTGCTGAGGCTTCTTCGTCCTGCGGTTGCACCAGAAGAGAAGCCAGTCTCCGGGACGAATCTGCGACACGGGAACAGGATCAAGATGCTCGCCGATCGCCTCGGCCAGCGAGTTGTCGAAAGCCTCCTCGGAGTAGTTGCTGACGTCCGCGTGAGCGATCCCGAGTTCGTTCAGCGGAAGGACGCCCACGCCAACGCAGTCCACGCCGAACCGACTCCGACCCGCGTGGACGTACCGGACCTTCTCTGCCGCGAGGCTCCTCACCAGCACCAGATACTCGGAGATCGACAGGCTCACTGGTTCCTCTTGGCACTCGGGGTCATGTACAACTTGTCGTTCGTCGGCATGTACGGGAAGCCGCCGAAGTTCGCGAGGTTGTTGAACAGATTCAAGCAGTGCCCCTCGGGCACGGTGTTCCCGTCGATGTCCACGCCCGGCTGCTTGTTGCACCCGTGAACAGCACTCAGAGCATCGCCAACCTGGATCGGACTCGCGGGCGGGATCGAGAGCTCCCACACGTTTCCAGAGAGCGTGTACCGCTTCACAGCAGTGCTCAGGCCGGTATTGTCGCCGGAAGTCCACTCGAGCAGACCATCGTTGAAGAACCCATCGGTCACCGCGCCGCCAGCGGGAGCGCCCGTCGTGAAGGTTGCATCGTCGATCACGGAGACCACCGACGCGGTTCGAGTCCAGGTCGCGAGGTTCACGCCGCAGTCCGTGTCCCCGAGATTCCAGCGGCACGACCGGCTGTAGATCTCGCCGACCTTGCGGGAGAGACGCTCCGTCAGACCAACGAGATCAGACTCGAAGAGTCCAAGAGAGTCGTTCCACTCCGTGCGACCGACGCTGTAGCGGGTTAGGCGGGTTCGGCCAGCCCAAGGGAACCTCGCGTCCACAAGGAACTCAGTCACCTCGGCCCCGTTGAACGCGCCCTCGCGGAGCATCTTCTCCGTGATCTTGTCGCTGGTCAGGATCCCGCGACAACCCGTGTTCGGCACGGCGAGATCGGCCTGATTCACCGCAGCACCGGCCTCAGTGCCGCCAGCGGGCGAGTACGCGTTGCCATCAAAGGTCAACTCGCGATCGTGCTCGGTGAAGCGGAACGTCCCGCGACTCGCCTGCAGAACGATCTCCCAGCACCGAACGAGACGCGTGGACCCGCGAACACTCAGGCTGACCATCGCTCCGGTTCGAGAATGCGGCATGTCACACCACCTTCCCGGAGCCGGAAGCGTCCCCGCCAAAAGTCGCGCTCTTCTCGTCCTCGATGCTCTTGCCGTTCACGGTCGGCATCCCGGCGTTCGACCAGTGCCCCTTCGGGCACTTGCCGCGCGGATCGGTCCACTTGCTGATCAAGAACCGGCCAGAACACCCACACCCTCCGCACGACGGAGATCCATCCTTGAGCTCTTGGAACAGACTGTCAGGACACTTGAGGCACGTGGCCTTGTTCGAGGCGGCGACGTCGGGCGCGACGCGGATCCCGAGGAGCTTGGTCCTCGCGAGCGAACCCATCGCGCTCCTTGCTGCATCGAGTTTCTCGCGGACCGACGAACGAGCCATTAGACTGAACCGCGTGTACTGCGCACTGGTCAGTTGACCGGGGTTCAGACCAAAGCGGCGAGCAAGCTCGACGATCTTCTGCTGGATGGAGGTGTCGTCCACGGAATGCTCCTCAGATGCAGATGATGACCGTGGGATCGTACGAGTCGAGCCCGTAGCACAGAAGGGGAGTGGTTCCGACGCACGATGGCTTGCTCATGCCGTCCCAGCACGCATCACTCGTGGGCAGCGGGAACAGGACGTACGGGGCCTCGCTATCAGGACAACGGCCGCATGAATCCGTGCCATCGGCGCACGGCAGGGCGCGGCAACTGCACCGAAGCGGGCTCGGACCTCCGTGGTACTGAACCGTGTCCTCCTCCCACGCGTTCGCGTTGTTGCAGTCCTCGTCCACGCCGACGCACCCAGCGAAGGTCTGGTGCGTCACCAGATCGGTCCCGGTCCAACTCACCGTCGTCATCGTGTGCAGGCTGTCCTGCCACGAAGAACAGTTGCAGACCGTTCCAGATCCGCAGGTCGCGTAGTTCGCAGACTGATCCGCGCACTGACCGTACCCGAGAAGCAGCGAGGCTTCGAGTGTGCAAGACACCTCGCCGTACGCGGCGTACCCGCGAACGCGGAGGAACTTCGAGACGAGATCCGTGATCAGCGGATCAGGCAGAGTGTCGAAGATGTTGCCCGCGACCGTGTTCTCGGTGTAGAACGACGGGAGAAATGCGGAGGTCGAGTCGCTCATCGGGTCCGTGAAGTCAGGATCGCGAGCCACCAGGGCTTGACGCATCCACTCCACGCCATCGACCGCAGCAAGCGTCGCGATCGGCTGACCGGTCGGCGTGTACCAGACCTGCAAGTCAGTGCCGTGAACGCGGAAGCGAGCCACCCCCGTGTCGTTCCCGCCCTGACCAGTGAAGGTGTGGCTCGAGATCACCGTCTTGGTGTTGTTCGAGTACCGGCAAAGCTGCATCACCATGTCGGACCCGGACTTCACGACGTTCAGCCCGTACCCGTTCTGCGAACCGTCGAGGAACCCGATCCCCTGCGGACCGATCGTGCTCACGCCATTGAAGCGGCACGAGATGTCGCACCCGAACCAGTCCCAGGGACTCCCCGCGCCACCAGAGACGTACTTGTCGTAGGAGAGTTGTGCGCGAATCGGATTCGCGCCAGAGACCGTCGCCACCGTGATCGTGGACGCACCCTTCGTGAAGGTGCCGAGTTGATTCGCGAGATCGGCGTCGCCAGACGCGTACGTCCAGTTCCGCAGCGCATACACAGGATCCGGGTCGGGCAGCATCCTCGCCCACGCAATCTGCCTCGTCAGCGGAGGAGTGTCGCTCCCGGCGCCAAGTGTGTAGTTCGTGAGGTACGCCGCGAACTGCGTCCAGAAGGTCGTGGTGTTCTCGCACACACCAGTCAGCGTGACGCAGTTCGTCCCGTTGTAGTCCCCGTACGCCGTGGTGTACCGAGTGCAGTACTGGTACGCGCCGATCGTGGTGTCATCGGTCGGGATGCAGCAGGTGAAGTTCGTCGTCGAAGGCTGGTTCTGAGGGTCAGGAGCCACGACGGCCGCGTTGAGTTGAGGCATCTCGGCGGTGCGAAGGCAGGTGTGAGAACCTCCGATCCCCATGTACGGCTCGATGGGATGACCGTCGCAGGAACTCATGCCGACCGTGGTTGGCCACTCCCCTGCGTCGCCAGCACATTCGTCGTTCCCCCGAGGACAGTCTCCGTCATCGGTGCACATCCAGAACTCGGCCGAGTTCCCGCTCCCCACCGACAACTTCCCGCACGCCTCGTCCCACCCCGGCCTCGCCACCTTGAGGAGCGTCAGGCCATACCCAGCACCTCCATTGACCCAGCACAGCCACTCCATCGGCTTCGACCGCTTCATGTCGCCGCCAAGAGTCATCCCCTTGCCTACGTAGTACGTGGGATAGCCGGGCGAGTACCCGAACACGATGTTCTGCATCCCGCCGTAGTACGCGCTCGGCCACGAAGCCTGCGCACACGGGATCGGATCGGCACACCCGGAGACGTCAAGCCACGGAGATGCGTTCGGGACCAGCGAGCAGTCCGCGAGGTTCCTCGCGAGACCGTCAGCGGCCATGAAGCCCTGGTACATCTCTTCGTTGGCCTGACTGACGAGGAGGCTCCCGATCGGAGCGTGGAAGGTCGTGGGGAGATGCGCGAGCAGAACGCACTGGGGGTGAACGCCGCGCTTCGTCTCGGGATTCGTCTCCACAGCAACGACCTGCTTGCACAGGCCGTGCAGCGCGGGGTTGCTCCGACGCCATGTGGTCGCGGCAGTCCACCCCAGCGGCTTGAACGTCGTCGAATCATCGACGAAGGACGGCTCAACCTCATTCGTGAAGATCGACAGCGTGAACAGAGCGCCCCACAGACCGTGCTCCTGGTCAAGGTCGTCGTACAACTCGCCCGCGTTCCCGCCGTTCGCGACAGGATCGAGACGAACAGCAGCACCCAGCGTGTGCTCCATCGTCAGGCGGATCTCAAGGGTGTACGCGGTCGGGTTCGACGGAGGACCGTACTGCACGGTCTTCTTCCAGATCCACTTCTTCGCCGTCAGATCGGCACCCGCAGATCCGTGCTGCCACGCCTCGGTCGGCGCGTACGTCCCGTACAGAGCGGCATGGTGCCAGTCGCCGGTCTTCTCGGTGATCGGGCTTGTCGCGGCGTCATAGTCGAGGACATGCGGCTGCGAACCAATGTCTCCGGTCCCGTTCGTCGCGCGGTTGTAGAGGGCGTCGTAGAACTCAGTGCTAAGAGTCACGGACCCGTACAGAGGGTGCGTCGTGTCCTGCGTGAAGTCGCCATCAGCAAGACGGATCGCCACCTTGGACGGCATCACCATGTCGGCCGCGCGGACAGCCTCGCGATCCGAGTTGCGAGCCTTCGTCGTGACGTCCTGATAGAACGGGGCGAGCACCTCCTCGGTGCCACCACCTCCGGTCAGCGGCACGTTGCCGGTCTCGGAGAGCCACGCACAGACGTCCTGATAGAGGCAGAACGAGTCGTACGAGGTCGGCTCCTCGGGGTTCGCCACCGCGCTGACCCGGTACGTCGATGCGTTCAAGACCGCATTGACGGTCCCGTTCATCGACGCGACCCACTGACCACTGCTCATGCTGACGCCGACCCACTTCCCGGCAGCCAGCGCGTGAACCACGTTGCCAGACGGATCTCGAACCGAGAGCGAGACGCTCCCGTCGTTGATGATCACGAACGCAAAGCGACCCTCGTACTTCTGGTCCCAGCGAAGAGTCTCGGACGGAAGCGTGCAGACGGGAGTGCCAGCGCTCGGATTGCAGCGGACAAAGCGACCATGAGCCCACGTGAGCGTGAAGCTGCCAGTCCCGGCGTGGTACGCCCCACCGAAGTGACTCGCGGCAGTGAGCAAGGGTCATCCTCCGAAGGCATACCAAGTCTTGGTGGTCTGGTCAGATTCCACAGTGAGCCCGATCAGGCAGGACTTCCCGGCCGTAAGCGTCACCAGCGTTGTGCCTCCCTCGTTCTTCACGGTGAACGAGTTCGACCCGTGGGCATTCTTGATGCAGAAGTGGAACCCGCCAGTCGGATACCCGGCAGGATCGGGCAGGCGCGCGTAGAGGCCGGTCGTGCTGGGGTTCAGAACCCACAGGAACGCGCCTCCGTCCATCACGAAGCTGGCACTCATCACCTGCTCACTCGACCCCCCGTACATGAACTCGTCAACGTGAGCGCCATCGTCCTCGTCCACCTCGATGACGTCGATGCTCGGGATGTTCCCGAGGTCGTACCCGTCAACCCTCGCCCCAAGGATCTCGTCGGCAGACTCTCCGAATCGGCACTTCACATCGAACTCGCCGGACCACTCCACCGCATGCCCGGCCGTCACGGCGACGGAGGTGACCACCTCTCCGGTCGAGTAGTCGATGGTGTAGTCTGCGCCCTCGGTCTTGAGAACGCCGTTGATCCAGATGTCGATGGACCCTGAGACGGGAAGAACGATCGTGCGAACGTGGGTCACAGCTCCGCTCACGTACCGCTTGGCAAGTTGGAAACTCGTCCTGGTCCCATCTCCCGTGGGAGGAACGCACTGCTGATCTCGCGTGCCGGGAGCGGCCGTGTGGGTCGGGTTCGTGGAGTTGCTCGTCCAGTCGGTCGGATCGCGGAAGCGGAACGTGTGCAGAGCGCCCTGGCGGGCCATGTAGAAGGTCTTGACCTCGGAGAGATCCTCGAGGCTGCGGATCCCGTACGAGACGTCGAACTGGTGGTGCGCGGCAGACCAGAAGCCAACGCGACCCTCGCCACCACTGTCGAGTTTGGTCACCCGTGTCTTGAACCCGGCGCCAGCGCGGCTGCCCTGACCGATCTCCACCGGAAAGCGGACGTTGTGAAAGCTCATCGACGCCTCCGCATCTGAGAGGTGAGATCGTCAGCCACCTGCCGCTTGCTGCGGCGGAACGAGTCCGCGTCCTTCGTCACCACCGTCATGCTGACGTTGTAGGTCGGAGCGGACTGACTGTAGCCACCGCCATCGCCGCCACGGAGCATCACGGGGATCTGGCGACCATCGGGCAGGGGAACCACGGCCTCGGGTCCACTCTCGCCACCGTACGCAGGGATCCCGTCCGCGAGACCGAGCCACTGGGGACGGTCGATGATGCCACCATTCGCGAACCCGCGACCACCGCCACCCGTGAACGCACCAGAGAAACTGCCGAGGAACGAGGTGAAGAACCCGGCGAGTTGCTGGGTCACGAGCGTGTTGAACACGGTCTGCGCGACCTTCTTGACCATGCTCTCGATCGCCTCGCCCACAGACTTCGAGCCGAAGATGATCTCCTCGAACGACTGGGAGATCGTCTTGCTGATGTCCTCCACGAGGTCGCGGAACTGCTGCAACTGCTCGGTCTGCGCGAGAAGCTGATCGAACTCCTTGATCGCGTCATTCGCCTCGGTGGTATTCTCTCCGAACCGCTTGTTGGCATCGGCCGCGAACTCAAGAGACGCACGCGCGGTCTCGGTCGAGCGGGAGAAGTCG